CTGTAGATCCCGACCTGGTAGGACGGCAGCGTGATCTTCACCTGGGCGGTGCGGCCCGGCCCGGTGCCGGCGACCTCGAAGGTCTCGACGACGTCGGAGCCGTTGTTCTCCTTGCCGGTGACCAGGGTCCGGGTCTCGGTGCCGGTGTCGGTGTAGGTCAGCACGCGGCGGCCGCGGGGCTTGGGGTAGCCCGGCTTGCGGACCTCCTCCTGGTACCAGAGGCGGCCGTGCTCGTCACGGCGGATCGGCTCGTCGGCGTCCTTGGTGTTCAGCCGGGCGCCGGCCATCTCGTTCGGGTCGGCCGCACGGACCGGGAGCGGCGGGGGAGCGGGCTCCTCGAACACGGGGTACGGCTCGGGTCGGGCGACGGCCGGGCCTTCAGGCTGGACGAGACCGGCGTATGCCTCGGCCAGGGCGGCCGGGTCGAAGGCCGGCTCGGGCACGACGCCCGGAGCGGGCGGGACCAGGCCGTCGGCGTCGGTACGGACGACGTCGGAGGGCGGGGTCGGCAGCTGCGGCTGCGACGGGAGCCGGTCGTAGGCCGCCTTGAGCTCGGCGGTCGTGTACTCGCGGTAGTGCCTGTCGAAGGTGACCCCGGCTGCCTTCAGCGCCTGGAAGTAACCCGACTTCTCACTCTGACTCATGGTGTTCCTAGGTCGGTAGGGAACGCGATCCGCATGAGTGAATGAGTTGTACCGACCGTAGCTGCTGGAACGGCGATGTCCAGCCCAGGGGAGAAGTGACAGCCCCGACTTGACATAAGGTATGTTATCGGGACTGTTTTAGTGGTCTTACTAGAGCTTAGCTCGAGGACCCTACAACGGGCTGTAGTCACCCCGCCGACCACTGGGTGGGTGACTACGTGACTACCGCCTCTGACCTGCGGAAACGCGACCATCAGGCGGGTCATAGTCACGTAGTCACCCGAGAACTTGAAACCCTGTAGTTCTGGCTCTACAGATTCGTTTCTAAAGTTGGGTGACTACGTGACTATAACGGCCGAAAAGGGCCTCTGACCTGCGGAAACGTATAGTCACCCCGGGGGTGACTATAGGGTGACTACGTGACTACAGCCCAGCTGGTCACGCAATGACGTTGGACGCCGTGCGCCAGTTGGTGCCGTCCCACCAGACCGGCTTGTTGAGGGTCTGGTCGAAGTACATGAACCCGACCAGCGGGTTGACCGGCCGGTCAGCCGTCGATCCACCCAGGGGTGTGGCCTGGATGAATCGACGGCTGTTCCAGAAGCGCCGGGCCATGGCTAGGCGTCGGCCTTCCAGACCACGACTCGGAGCTCGACCGAGGGCGCGTCGATCGCACCGGCGGTCGGGTTCGAGACGATGACCGTGACCGTGTCCGCGGCCGAGACGTAGGCCTTGTAGACCAGGTCGTTGACCGGGAGCTCCGGGTGGACGGTGACGTTGTCGCCGACCTCGGCGCCGGCCACCGCGACGGTGGTGGTGGCGTTGTCACCGTCGGCGGCCAGCGAGGCCAGGTCGACGGTGACCGAGCCGTGACGGGGGCCCTTGGCCAGACGGGTGGACGTCTTGAACCGCGGCCGGGTGAAGGTGTAGCTCATGGTGCTGCCTTTCTCTGGAGGGTGGGTATCAACGGATTCCGGCGGTGTATGCGACCCGACCGCAGGACTTCCGGTCCTTGAGGGGAGCGCCGCAGCGTGTGCAGCGGTAGGCGGGGTAGACCAGGACTTGGGCGGTGTACTCCCCCGCCGGCTCGAGCTTGGTCGACCCGCACTGGTTGCAGCTGAGCTCGGTGGCCACCCCCATGTGCGGGTGGTTGGGCATGTGCCCGCGGCGCTTGTCGTACATCTTCTCGGTGAGCTTGATGTCCCCGATGTTGTAGCGACGCAGCTGCAGCTGGTCCTTCACCGAGCCGGCCACAGCACGCTTGGCCACCTCGGGGTCGTAGTGCCCGTCCTTCGCCCCGATGCCCAGCACACGCGCGGCGTGCTGCATCGAGTAGGAGACGAGGCCGAGGTTCTTGTTGACCCGGAACAGGTCGACATCCTTTCCATGGGCTGGGCTCGGGCAGGCCAGCCAGCTCCCAGTCGGTGCGCAGGTGGCGGTTGTCGAAGCTGATCCCGTTGTAGGTGACCACGATGTCGGCGCGGTCGTAGAGCTCCCAGCTGCGCCGCACCATCGCCTCGTGGCCCTGGTCCCAGTCGGCCCAGAACTCCTCCCCCGGGAAGCCGTAACGTCGGGCGGCGAAGCAGATGGTGCTCGGCAGACGCTGGAACTTGTGGTGGGAGACGAAGCCGGTCTTCTGGTCCCAGACCTCGGCGAGGCCAGGCAGCCGTTCGATGTCGATGATCAGGATGTTTGTGGCCCGCGCGACGGCGGGAAGGATGGTGACCATCCGAGCTCCTCCTAGTTGTCCGCCGGGAATGAGATGCCGTCGAGCGACACCCAGACATTGCTGATGTTGGTGTTGGCCTTCACGTCACCGTTCGACATGATGTTGATGATCGCGAAAGCGCCGGCGGAAGCCACAGCCACGTGCATGTCACCGACTGGTCTGTAGCCGACCGCCAGGTTGAAGAACACCGTTCCCGCAGTAGTGGTCCCAGCTCGGATAAGTCCCTTGAGATAGCCGACACCATTGAGCTTGCGGTAGCCCGCCTGATTCCACGCTCCGCCTGATGTGGGCGACCAGTTGACCCAGCCGTTGAGCAGCGTGGGCACGATCCAGCCGGAGTCCTCCGTGTGGTCGTGGGTGAAGTTGGTGATGTCCGAGCGCAGGTGGGTGTGGCCCATCACGGCCTCCTGGTGTCGATGTAGGGCATCGGCACACCGCTGTCGGTGGTGCGGGCGTCAGCAGCGTTGCTGGAGCGGCCGTACTCGAAGGTCTCGACCGACCCGTACTCGTAGCCGGTGTTCACGGTGGACGGTGCGTACCGGTACTGCACCAGGCTGATCTGGCCGGCGGAGTCGCGCACCTCGGCGTCGATCACGACCGGCACCAGGGTCATCGTCTCCTGAACAGAGACGCTCTGCCCGGCCGAGCCGACCCAGCTGTACCGCTCGGTCGCGGTGTCGAGAGTGCCTCCGTCGAAGTAGGGCTGCAGCTCGGAGCCGTACTCGATCATCACGTCGTCGACGTAGAAGACGTCGCCGACCGTGGCTTCCCGCTTGACGATGCCGAAGAACAGCGTGGCTTCGGGCTCTGCGAGGGTGACCGAGATCCGGGTCCACTGTCCGGCTGGGATGGTGATGCCGGTCGAGGCGGCCTTGAACAGGATCTCGGCATTGAACACACCGCCGGTGGCGGAGTAGACGTAGGCGGAGAAGGTGATCGGCTGGCTGGTGTCCTCCAGCGTGACGGCTCGGTCGATCCAGGCGGTGCCGCCCACCAGCGAGGTGATCGTGGCCTTGATCGAGTAGGTGCCGGTGTGCGCCTGCTCGGAGGATCGCTCGAAGGTGCAGAGGCCCTTGGTGTCGAAGGCGGCGTTGGACTCCCAGCCGGCGATGTCGACCTCGGCGTTCGGCGAGGGGAACAGGTTGCGGCGGGCCTCGGCCCACACCTCCTGCATCTCGGTGAACTCCTCGACGATGGACTCGGCGTAGAAGAACCACTCCTTCATCACCCGCCGGATCAGCAGGTAGTCCTCGAGGTCGTACGCCTCGACACCGGGGTCGGCGTTGTCGCGCACGACCTTGCTCACGTCGACCGGCTTGCCGTGCAGGTCGTAGCCGCGGATCCCGTAGCGCATCTGGCCCTGGAAGAAGCCGACTACGATGTTGGCCTGCTGCAGGTGGGCCCAGGCGTCGTGGGCCCGGTTCGCGCCCTGGGTGTTGGTCTCCAGCCGCCACGGGATGGCACGGCTGAGCACCTCGCCGGTATCGACGTAGTCGTCGTTGGCGTAGTCCGGGTCGAAGTAGTAGATCCCGTCGGGCCGCGTCAGGCTCATCACGACCTTGCCGCCGAGCTCGATCTTGCGCAGGCTCTGGCCCTGCACCAGCCAGCGCGACCAGGTGCCCTGCTTCTGCGCGGCGTCGAGCACCCACACCTCGTTGCCCCAGCAGCCCTCCTCGAGCTCGGCACCCTCGGGGTTGTGCACCAGGTAGTAGATCCGGTTGTCGTGCTGGCTCGAGACGATGTGGTGCTTGGAGACCAGCTGGAGCCACTGGTCCTGGATGACGTCGGTCATCGAGGAGTGGTTGATGTTGTAGTTCGTGGCCGTGCTCTTCATCAGCAGTTCGTCGAGCGGGTGGTAGAGCGCGTTGTTCAGCACCTCGCAGCCGTACGGCGAGGTGGTGCCGGGGGTGGCCGTGGTCTCCTCGAAGCCCATGATGTTGACGGCCTCGGACTGCTGGGCCACCTGGGCCGGCGCCATGTAGTAGCCGGTGGAGTGGCCGTCCACGCCCGTGCACAAGATGGTCAGGGTGTCGACGGACTGCGGGTTCTGCCACAGCTTCACGCACGCCGGCACGAACAGGTTGCCGGAGGTGAGCGTCTTGTACCCGCCGCCCTTGTTGGCGCTGAAGTCGGTGTAGGAGCCCTGCTGGTTGGAGCTCCACCGGATCACCGCGGCCGCGTTCGGGTCGTTGACCAGGACCATCCGGTCGCTGGCCACCAGGCCCTGGCCGCCGCTGGACGGGGTGGAGTAGTTGTACCGGGTGGTCTGGTTGGGGATCGTCGAGACGCCGGCAGTGGCGTCAGCCTGCTGCGGGGTGGCCTGCAGCCAGCCGTTCGAGCCGTACAGCGAGTTCGAGGCCAGCTTGCGCTCGGCCACCTTGACCGCGGTCACCGGCGCCGGGTCCTGGTCGGACCAGGTCATCATGTACAGCTTCCAGCTGATTGCGCCCTGGGCCAGCGCCTGGTTGTAGACGGTCTGAGGGATGATCGCCACTAGCTGGTCGGCGCACGCCAGCGGGTCTGTGGTACCGCTGCCCGAGGGCTCGCCGGCAGCGTTGGGGGTCTCCCACTTCCACTGACCCCAGCCGCGCTGGGTTCTCACCACGGTCACCTGGGAGGCGGCCGACTCCCCCACCTCGTTGGCGAAGGTGTAGAAGAAGCCGAAGTTGTAGGTGTTCGTGCCCGAGCCGATCAGGGTGTTGGCGGTCTTGGTCTCGGCCGAGGGCACGGTGGCCGGTGTGGAGAGCACCGACTCGGTGCTGGCGCTGCCGTGCGCGGCTCCAGACCAGGCGTGCAGTAGCGTGGAGGTGGAGCTGGTCGAGCCGTCGAAGTAGGTGCCGACGGCCGCGGCCTTCTCGAACATCGCGGCGTCGACGTAGTGGTACTCCCCGCGCGGCACCTGGTTGAACGTCACCACGTGCTGGGCCCAGACCGACGCGGCCGGAGCGGCGGGTGAGATGGATCTACGGGTCCAGCTGGCCGCGCTGTCGTTGACCGCGGCGTCGGCACTGATGCCAGTCACCCCGAAGCTCGAGTTGTACCAGACGAGGGAGAGGTACGCGCCGCGCACCGTGCCGCCCGCCTTGATGTAAGCGGAGCCGGTGTAGGTGGAGCCGGCCACCACCGGCATCAGGTCCGACCAGGCCTGGATGTCCTGCGGCGGGTGGTAGACCGAGGCGCTGGCGCCGGGCGTACCGGTCCAGAAGTAGTTCGCGCCGGAGTCGCCGTCGAAGTAGGTGCCGCCGGAGCCGTCACCGTACTTCCCGACCAGCACGTTGCGGAATCTGAAGCCGGTGGGGTAGTTCCCCTGGGTGTTCGTCACGCTGGGGTAGAACTGCATGGCCGTGGCGCCGGCCGGGGCCGTGGCCGTCACTATGGGCCGGCCATCAACGTTGGCGATGTCCAGGTCCTGCTCGGAGAGCAGCGCGCCGTTGGAGGCGAAGTACCGGACCAGGCAGCGGACGTCGCAGTAGGGGTTGTTGCGGACGACGTCGAAGGCGATGTAGTAGGTGTTGCCGCCCACGATGCCACCGAAGTAGGGGCTGTTGGCGTAGCCCCGGCGGCCCGCGATCGCGGCGACCGAGATGTGCAGGTAGCCGCCGTTCACCTCGAAGATGTCGGCGTTGGATCCCGCCGCCCAGCCAGCCGTGCTGGTGACCGGGCCGCGCAGCGGGTAGGGGCACAGGTTGGTGAGCTGGGGCAGCGACTCCAGCCGCATCGCGTAGGAGCCGTCCTGGGCCCCGACGGTGTCGGAGCGGACCAGCGCGGCGAACGTGTTGCCGGACCAGTTCCCCACACCGATCTCGAAGTTCGGGTTGGGGATCAGGTTGGTGCGCACGCTGGTCGGGGTGCCGGAGGTGATCCAGGCACCGTCCGGATGCACGACGGAGAGCTTGTCGGCCACCGACCAGGCGGGCACCTCGATCGAGTTGAGCCGCTTGGCGCTCTTGCTGGTGCCGACGTAGAAGATCCGCATGGCCTCGCCGGCGTTGCTCAGCGCGAAGATCTTGTTGTCGATCTGCAGGTACTTCACGTAGGTGGTGGCCGAGGTGAAGTTCAGCGTCGCCGAGGACGTCACGGAGAAGTCGACCCCGACCGCGCTGAGCCCCTGCAGGGCCAGGCCGTCGCCGAGGTCAGCCAGCACCCGGAAGCCGACGGTGCCGTCGGTTTCGCGCACCGCGACCAGGTAGGCCTTGGAGCCGTCGTTGAGGAAGAACGCCTCGTGGGAGCCGACGATGTCGAGGTCGGTGGGGAGGCCGCCGCCGATGTAGGACAGGTAGCGCAGCCCCGGCCGTACACGCGCCGAGCCGTCCCGGTTGATCTGGACGTTCTCCATGATCCGCAGGGAGGTAGGCTCTGAGATCCCTGGGGGGTAGGCCGTCGACCAGCCGCTGAATTCACGCAGGTACGCCCTGCTCAGCGGCCGGTCGATCGGCGCCGGCGTCTGCTGCTTGGCCACGATTACCTCCGCTCGTCGGCCAGCGGGTGAGGACGGTAGGTCGTCTCGGCGTAGATGCCGTTCTGCACCGGGACGAAGAAGTCGTTCAGGTAGGGCATGTCGGTGTTCCGGTCGTCACGCTCGATGGCCTGGTACATCAGGTCCTTGTAGAGCGCCTCGAGGGTCTGGGCCCGCGGCTGCATCACCGGGTCGGTCAGGGCGTAGTAGTAGGCCGCCCGTGCCGTGATGATGTCGGGGTAGCAGAAGTCGATCTCCTGGGCGAGCACCAGCGGGTCGACCGCGACGATCGGGTCGGCGGGGTCCTGCGGTGCCGGCGGCAGGTCGAACATGGTGGGCTCCCGCATCACCGGGACCTGGATGTCCAGCCCGATCTCGGAGTCGAACGGCGGCCGGGAGAACATCAGCTCCTGGCGCCGGACGGCCACCCACAGCCCGGCCCGGTGGCCGTACTTGTGCAGCGCGTCGCGGGGCAGGAAGTAGGCCCAGGTGCGGATGACGTCACCGGCGTCGGTGCCGAGCTCGACCATGCGGACCGCGTCGTCACCGGTGACCCGCGGCCGCATCGTGTCGGGCAGCGTGACCGTGGTCTGGCCGTCCGCCCACGCGCCCATCGACTCGGTGGTGTTGTACCAGGACCACTCGTGCTCGAGGGCGTTGGCGCGCAGCGCCCGGTTCAGCATCCGGGCGATCACCCGGAACCGGTCGAAGGTCGGGTCGTAGGCCAGGTCCAGCCCGGTCAGCATGCCGAGGACCTCCTCGACCGCCACCTCCAGGGTGAGCTTCACCTCGGGGTTGCTCATGCCTCCCACCTCCTCAGCGACGCACCCTCGGGCCGAGCGAGCTCGGTGGTGGTGCCCATCGAGATCCCGCCGACGGGACCGGTCATGGTGTTCTCGAAGTCCTCGGCCCCGGTCCAGCGGCCGAGCCGGTCGACCGGCCCGGGACGCGACTTGTGGCTGCGGCCGATCTCGTGCGAGGCGTCCATGAACGCCTCACCGCTGGCCTCGCTGGCCCGCTTGCGCCGGCGCCGGGTCTTCTTGCTGCCCTTCTGCTCGTTGGCCGCGCTGTAGTCCGCGGCCATCTGGCCGAGCACATTGCCGAGCTGGGTCAGCGTCTCCGACCGCTGGTTGTAGTAGTTCGTGTACAGCTGGTTCTTGTCGGCCTGGGCCTGCAGCACGTTGTTCACCCGGGCCGAGCGGGTGTCGGCGTCGAGGTCGTGCAGGCTGGCGTTGATCGAGGTGCGGGTGTCGAAGTAGGAGCGAGCGATCTCGCTCTGGTTCTGGTTCCAGTTCCGCAGCGACATCTGCTGCGCGCGCAGCAGGTCCGACTCCCCCGCTCCGTTGGCCGCCACCTCGCTGATGGCGTTGGCCCGCTCACGCGCGGCGTTGGCGGTGTTCGCGTAGCCCTGGCCGGCGGCCGCCTTGTCGTTGTCCTCGGCCGACTGCTGCAGCGAGGAGAGCCGATCGCGGTAGCCACGCATCAGCTCGTCGTCGGACTGGTGCATCGCCTGGTTGATGTTGGCCAGGCCGCGGTTCAGCGCACGCCGGAACCCGTGCTTCCCGAGCGCGACGCGCAGCGCCTTGGCCTGCAGCGCCAGGGTCTCGGCCTCCTCGAGGTAGCGGCGGGCGGCCTTGGCCTTGTAGCCGCCGCCACCACCGTCGCCGCCCTTGCCCTTGTCCTTGTCGTCCTTGGGCTTGGGCTTGTCCTCGTCGGGGGTGCGGGTGATCCCGCCGGTGTGGTAGTCGCGGCCGGGCTTACGCATCGGAGGCCCCCTTGTCCAGGCCGAGCAGCTTGCGGAACTCCCCGGGCGAGCGGTACTCGGCGCCGTTGCCCTGGCCCAGCGGCATGCCGTACCGCTCGGCGTACGAGCTGCGGTCGTCGAGGTAGGCCATGAACTGCTTCAGCGAGCCAGGCGACAGCACGGAGCGGGCGTCGGCCAGGACGGCCTCGGAGTCGACCTTCTTGTTGGCGAGCATGTCGAAGGCCTGCTGGAAGTAGGTGTTCAGGTCGGTGGCGTTGCCGTTGGCGTCCAGCTGGCCGGGCGCCTCGTAGCCGACCCCGCCCTCGGGCTTGTTCTTGCGGCCGCCGAACTTGTCGAGCAGGTCGTTGCGGTCGACCCGGGCGGTGTCGCTGAACGAGCTGAGCACCTTGTTGCTCCGGGCGATCGTGGCTTCCATCTGCTCGGTGGTGTGCGCCAGGGACTTGGCCAGGTCGAACCGGTCCTTCTTCTCCGGGTTCATCGAGTCCAGCACGCTCAGCCCGGGCGCGGTCTCCACGCCGGGGGCGGCCGGGGCCGGCGCCTGGTGAGCGGCCATCGCCTCGATGTTCTTCCGGCCGATCCCGGCCTTGAGGCTGAGGAAGTCGTCGAGGTCGGCGTTCGGGTCGGAGTAGCCGAGCTGGGTCAGCAGCGCCACGGTCTCGGGCGCGAAGGTCTCCGAGCCGCGGTCCTCCCCGAACATCCGGGAGATCGCGTCGTCGTACTCGGTGCGCTGCAGGTCGGACTGGCTGTCGTACTTGTCCTGCAGCTTGCGGTCCTTGTGCACCGCCTCGACCAGCATCCGGTTGAAGTCGACCGCGGCCTGCTGGGTCGGGGTGTAGTGCTCGTAGACCGTGGAGCCGGGCGCGTTTAGCTTGCGCAGCTGGTTGATGATCCGGTACTCGCGCCGGTCACCGCGGCCGCCCTCGAGCGCCTCGGACCGCAGGGCCCGACGGTCGCGCAGCATCTCCTCGAGCGTGTCGCCCTTGCCGACCGTGGAGGTCTCCGGAGCCGGGGCGCCGTACGCGGCGAGCATCTGCTCGACACCGGAGCCTGCCGGGGTCTGGCCGTCCTGGTCGTAGGCGGACTGGAACGCCTCGACCAGCGGGGGCTGGGCCTCGGGCTTGGGCAGCGTCTCGGACTTCTGGGTGAGCGCGCCGAGGATCTGCTGCACCGCAGAGGTGACGGCCTCGGCCGGGTACCGCTCGGTGGCAGCAGCGGTCGTCAGCGGCGGCTGCGGGCTGGAGACCGCAGGCTGGGCGGCCGGCTTGGCCGGCGCCGGCTTGGACGACGCGGGGGTTCGCTCCGTGGGCAGCATCGCTGGTCCCTACCCCTTCTGCTCGAGGCGAGTCACTCGCTCCTGTATGTCCTGGACGGCTTCGGTCAGGCGGTCCACGGCGTCGCCGATGTTCTTGCTGCCGTGGTTGGTGATGATCGACTGAGAGATGTTCTGGGCCTCGGCGTGTACAGCCGCGGACACTCGCGCGTTCTCCTGCAGCAGCGAGATCAGCTGGTTGCCGAAGCGCCAGGCGAGCAGGAACAACAGGATGATCAGCAGGGCCGCGACACCCCATCCGGAGTTGAACTGTGCGGCCGACTTCAGAAGGTCTTCCATGGCGGCGTCCGTTCGTCAGAACGCCGGGGCGAGCTGCCTTTGCCTCAGCTGCGCCCCGGCGTCCATGGTGGTCAGTACTTGCCGGACTCGCCGCCGCCCTCGGGCGGGGTAGAGCTCTCGGCAGGTGCCTCGCCGCCCTCGCCGCCACCGGCCGCACCCTGCAGTGCGTCGATGGCCACGCCGGCCAGGTCCTGGATCTGCTGGAGCAGCTCGACGAGCTTGTCCATCGGTGGTCTCGCTTCCTGTCGTCAGAGGGTGGAGACCCGGGCAGCGGCCCCGGAGGAGTAGGCCGCTGCCCGGGTGTCTCAGACGCCCTCGTAGTGGGCGACGTCTCCGGTCTCCTGGACAGCCAGGCCGGCGTCCAGGTTGGCCGTCGCGTTGTACGGGCTCGTGAACCACTCGGGAGTGGACTTGAGCGTGGTCGCACCGGAGAGCGGGTAGGTCTCCGGCGAGACGCCCTGCTGCGCCCGAGCAGCCGCCACCATCGCCGCGACGTTGGTGAAGCTGTCGGAGACGACCTGCAGGTTGCTCACGACGGCCGGCAGGAAGATCGGCACGACACCCTCGGACAGCTGGTCGATGACCCAGCAGTCGTAGGAGAAGTCCTGCACGTACTCCGTGCCCTTGAACCGGGTGCCGCCATCCTGCTGCCGCCTCTCGGAGAAGTGCTCGTAGGTCTGGACCGCGTTCTTGTACACGGCCAGGGCCACGACCTGGCGCAGCGTCCGACCCGCGGTGGCCGACGTGGCGACCGGGTCGACGACCAGGTTCGCGTCGGTGTAGACCTTGGGCAGGAACTCCGGGTGGATCTTGACGAGCTTCCACGAACCCTTGAGGGTGCCGAGATAGCCGGCCGCGTTCGCACCGGAGATGTCGCCGTCCTTGAGCAGCTTGAACGCCGACTCCGTGCCAGCACCCGCGTCGATGAGCTGGTTGATGAAGACCAGCTCGAGGGCCGAGGTGATGAGCAGGAACCGCTCGTTGTTGCCGAAGTTGCTGTCGAACCAGTTGTCGCTGAACAGCAGCGTCAGCGCGTCGAGCGTGGCCAGCGGGTCGGCGTCGTCGAGGTAGACACCGGTGATCGTGGCGAACGACGGCTGGATCTGGTTGTCGTAGTCCTCGCCCGGCTCGGCCACCCACTTGTAGTCGGCGGCGTTGCCCGTGCAGGCGATCTTCGCGGCGTCCGTGGTGACCGGGGGCACGGTGTCCGCGGCGGTGCGGGGCACGAGCTTGCCGGTCATGTGACCCGACACGGCCGCCAGGAGGCAGTACTTGTCGTGGTCACGGAGCACCGTGGTCTGCATCTTGCGACCCGTGTACTCCTGGACGATGTTCTTGATCGGCGAGTAGCGGAGCTGCTCGTCGAAGACGGTGAAGCCGAAGGAGCGGTGACGGCTCATGGAGTAGGTGCGCCACTCGATCGGCGGCACGCCGTTCTTCCACTCGCCGGTGAACTCCGAGCCCGAGTAGTGGTCCGCGCCGATCCGGCTGATGTCGGCGTCCACGATGTAGTCGTCGACCCGGATGTCGGGCACGCGGATGCTGCGGGCGTTCGGGTTGGGCTTGATCTCCGAGCCGGTGAACATGCCGGCGACCGGAGAGGTGATGCGAAGGTACGTGGCCAGAGCGACCTGGTAGTCGGTCAGGCTGTCCTTCTGAACCGGGGCGACCATGTCGCTCTCCTCGTCTGTTGTGGGCCTAAAACCCGGACAGGAATGAGCGGCAGATCTGCTATGAAGTTATGGGCGGCAGGGGCGGATTACACGCCCGAAGGAACAGATTCGTCAGGAGTAGGCGAACTACCCTCGGATGGCCCGTTCATCACACCTAGCTTTTCGAGCAATACCTGGTTGTTCTGGGTGAGCAGGGACACCTGCTCCTGCAGCTGCTGCAGCAGCGTGGTCTGCGCGGCGGCCTCGAGCTCGCGGTCGGCGCCGAATCCGTCGAGTCGCTGCTCGAGCTCGGCGATGCGCTGGTCGCGCTCGTTGACCTCCTCGACGTCACCGGTCTTCCAGATCCGCCTGATGCTGTCGGCGCTGCTGGCGCCGGACAGCTCGATCTGCTTGCCGATGATGTACTGCATGGCCTTGGCGGCGTAGCCGAGCATCTGCGGGTCCTGGGCCGCGGCCAGCGCCGGCATCGCCTGGGAGAGCGGGACGAACATCTGGTTGAGCAGCCGCAGCTGCTTCTCGTCCTCGAGCTCGGTCAGCGAGCCGGGCACGCAGCGCACCCAGTACTCCTTGGCCATCTCCTCGAAGTCGACGTCGAGGGTCTCGTCGTCGTTGATCAGCTCGGTGGGCAGCCCGGCCTCGACCAGCTTGATCCGCGCGTCGGCGGTCAGCTTCACGCTCTTGACCGACCGCAGCTCCTGGAAGTAGATCGTCAGCGCGTACGAGCAGTAGTGGCTGAAGAACGACTCGATCGCCTTCTGGAAGTTGTTCGTGGTCACGTCGACCACGGCGGCCTGAGCGTCGACACCCTGCGGCGTGGCGGACATCCCGCCGCCGGCCGCCTGCTGCATCTGCTGGTCCGGGGCGCCGACGATGTTGACCATCGCGCCCAGGTTGTCCCGGCTGATCTGGGGATACTGCATCAGCGTCTGGGTGTTCACCTCGAACGCCTCGACCTTGGCGTTCGGGTTGCTGATCTGGGTGTACTTCCCCGGGCTCAGGTTGGGCACGGCGTTGGTGCCGAAGCCGATGATCGACGGGTTGATGTTGCGGTACCACAGCTTCATCGCGCCGTTGAGCATCAGGTCCTGGAAGTCCTGGCGGCCGACCAGGCGCTCGACCTGGGACTTGCCCAGCGGCTGCTGGTCGTCCTTCTCCAGGACCAGGAAGTGCACCGGGTGCTGCTTGAGCGGGTGCTTGTTCTTCTCGATCCGCAGCAGCATCATGTGGTTCGCGCCGCCGCCAGCGAAGGTCAGGAAGTTGTCGCCGTCGTTGGTGTAGCGGGTGATGACCTCGTAGCCGTCCGGCACCTGCCGGTGCTTCTTGTCCTGGTGCGCGGCCGACTGCTGCTCACGCGCCGGCGGCCGGGTCAGCAGCATCCGCTTCAGCGCGTTGACGTCCCAGCCCGGGGCGTTGGTGCGGATCAGACCGCGCACCTCCCCCGGGGTCAGGTAGCGACGGACGTAGACGATGGTGGCGTCGCGCACGTCCTTGGCGCCCGGCTCGGGGAACACGTCGCGGTAGTGGATGCTGTCGTACTTCATGTACCAGCCGTTGGCCGCGTCGCGCAGCAGCACCGGGATCGCGCACGCGAAGCCGAGCGTGAAGCTGGTCTTCACCGAGGCGAACAGGTTCTGCTGCATGTCGTTGGAGTACAGGTCCGACCCGATGATCTTCTGGGTCAGGATGTGCCGGGAGAAGATCCCCTTCACCCCGTCGTCGTCGTAGCAGCTGATCACCTCGACGTTCGGGGTGTTCTGCACCAGGTTGCGCGCCATGCGCATGACCAGGCCCGAGGTCTCGCCCGAGGAGATGTTCGGCAGGTCGGGCTTGGGGCTGATGACCTCGCCGTCGGCGATCTTCTCGAGCACGTCGTAGCCGGCCACCCGGGCGTCCATCTCGCGCTTGAAGAAGGTCCACTCGCGCTGGATCTCCTGGGCGCACGGCGCCATGCCGCGCCAGTCCAGGCAACGCTCGCGTGAGCCCGTGGCGTCATAGCCGACGTACCACTGCTCGAAGCTGGTGATGGGCTCGTGGCCCCCGTCTACTGCCACTGCTTCAGCCTTCCTCGCTCTGACCAGACCCGCTCCCGCCGGACGTCGGCGCGACGGATGATCGGGTTGCTCGTGTTGATGAACGGGATGTTGTTGCCGTAGGGCGAGATGTTGTTCGGCAGCGCGTACATCCGGGTGAAGTCGGGGAAGTAGCCGCTTCCGCCGCCGCCGTAGCCGCCGCCGTAGCTGCGGTAGCCGTAGCCGCCGTACCCGCCGTAGCCACCGCCACCGGTCTTGCTGGTGTCGTACGGCGTGTAGGTCTGGGCCGAGGCCTCCTTGATCGCGTCCTCGATCTTCTTGCCGATCTCGACGTCGGTCGGGATGTTGCGGGTCTCGTCGACCAGCTCGAGGGCGCGCAGGCCGGTGTTGAGCCCGTTGACCAGGTCGGTGGTGTTGAGCCGGTTGTCGGTGCCGGTGGCGCCCTGCTCGGAGACGTAGGCCCGCTTCAGCGGCTTCAGGCCCAGCGCACCGGCGATCCCGTCACGGGTCCAGCCGGTGGCCCACGGGCGGCCGTCGGGGCCCATCACGTAGGTGGTGTTCAGCTGGTTGTAGGTGGCGGTGTCGGAGTAGGAGATGTCCTTGCTCCACAGGATGTCGCCCAGCCCCTGGATGCTCGGGTCGTCGAGCGGACCGAACCAGAGCCGCTTCATCCGGCTGGTGGCCTTGGTCTGGTCCAGGCCCATGTTGACGCCCTCCTGGATCAGCTCGGCCATCCACTCCTTCTGGATCTCCTCGCGGACCTCGGGGGTGATGTAGATGCCGGCCAGGCTGGCGTCGCCGAGCTGCACGCTGCCCTTGGCCAGGCCGCGGACCACGCCCCAGGCGCCGGCCTTGGTGAGCACCTCGCGCCCGTCCTTGTCGAGCATCGAGAGCGCGGCCGGCTGACCGGTGCCTGCTGCGCCCAACTGCTCGGCCGCGGCCGCCTGGTCGTCGAGCATGGACCAGTCGACGTACACGCCGGCCGCCTTGGCCTGGTTCTTCCAGATCTGGGAGAGCTCGTCGGCGGTCAGGTTCTGCAGCCCGCCGGCGCCCTGGACCGCGGCCCGGACGAAGGCCTCGGCCTCGTCCTTGGAGACCGGGTCCTTCTCGATCTCCCGGGTCTTGATCGGCATGTTGTAGCGCCAGTAGTCCTCGTCGCCGTAGCCCGGCAGCGCCCACATGAACGCGGCCAGGGTGGCCCGGTTCTCGGTCAGCGCGTGCAACATCCCCGACTGGTAGTCGCGGCCCATGTAGCCCTCGCGGACCTGGCCGGTCTCCGGGTCGACGAACTTCTCCAGCGAGATGTTCTGCTTGCGGGCCTGGCCCTCGATGTCGCGCTGGATGGTGCCGTCGCTGTCCCGCAGCGGCAGCGCGTACGGGTCACGGTCGTACCGGTCGTGGCCGGTGTAGATCATGTTCACGAAGCTGTTCTCGAACAGCATCCGCTCGTAGACCCCGACGGCGTTGGTGAGGAACCCGGCGCTGGCCACCATGTTCGAGGGGCCGCCGAGCTTCTGCTCGTCGTCAGCCATCTTGGCCATCTCGCTGGCGGTGGAGACCGCGTCGTCCCACATCAGGGTGTTGATCAGCGGGAAGGAGCCGAGCGCGTCCTGGAAGCCCCAGGTCACCTGGTGGAAGTCGCCGGTCTCGTAGAACCGTTCCATGCCGATGATCGGGCTAATGAACTGCTTGAGCATCCAGTGCGCCTGTGCCATCGACCGGGCGCCGCCGGGCGCGTCGTCACCGGTCACCCGGAAGTAGGAGTCCAGGTTGAACGGCAGCCAGTCGACGAACAGCGCGTCGGCGTTGCGGAAGTCATTCTCGATCCGGCGCGGGTCGTAGACGAAGCCGGCGCCCTGCAGCTGCGCCAGCCGACGGCGCTTCTTGGTCTCGTCGTCCTCACCGGACAGGCCCAGCCCGCTGGCCATCATGCCGAACATGAACAGCGCGGAGTGGGTCAGCCCGCCTCGGATGAAGGACCGGGTGAGGTCGATGCCCTCCATGACGGTGCTCATGTCGAACTCGGCGTCGCGCTGCGGGTCGAACTGCTCGCCGCGGAGCTTGGCCTGGATCCGGCCGAACAGGGAGTTCGGGCCCTTGTTGCGGCCGTGCAGCCACATCGCGGTGGCGTCGTTGAGCCCCTGCATGCCGGTGATCGTGGTCAGCACGTTCATCGCGTAGCCGCTGAACAGCAGCGGCATCCGCAGCAGCACGGTGCCGAAGAAGGCCCGGCCGCTGTGGGTGGACTCTGAAAGCGGCTCGTAGATCCCGCGCAGCGTCTGGGACAGCACGGTGTTCTTCAGCGACCGCAGCTGGGCGATGGCGTTGGTGGCGGCCTGGTGCGCCTCGGGGAAGTAGTCCTCGAGGAACTTCGGGTTCACCGAGAGCTCGGCGATCAGCCGGTCCAGGCTGATCACGTTCATCGCCGGCGTCGCCTGGATGTGCTGCCAGGCGGCGTCGACGTAGCGGCGGGCCAGGGTCTTGGCCCTCATCCCCCGGGTCGGGTCCTGCATCCGGGAGCCGATCTTGGCGTAGTTCTCCAGCCACCGCTCGGGCCGGCTCATACCCGGCTCGTGCGGCCGCAGGTACCAGAGCTCCCGGTTGATCATCGTCTTGAAGTCGGCGTTGTCACCGAGGGTCTGGTAGAGCCGGGACAGCTTGGCGAGCTGGTCGGTGCTGTACTGCGAGAGGTGCAGCTTGGCGGCCGCGGTGGCCAGCACGCCGTCGGTCGCCTGGCCGGTGATCAGGTTGGCGCCCTGGTCCAGGGCTCCGCGCATCCACTGCTCCGGGCCCATCGAGACGTACAGCGCCGGGTTGATCAGCGCGGTGCCGACGCGGGCGTTGATCAGCATGCGGGCCAGCGACGAGCTCGCCGTCGACTTCTCGATGAACCTCGAGCCGTTGGCCGCCATGTCCTTCAGCGGCGCCTCGACAGGCAGCGGGGTGCCGGTCTCCTTGCGCCACTTGTGCAGCCGGGCCCGCTTCTTCGCGCGCTCGCTGGCCGGGGCGGACTTGGACTTGCCGGAGATCCGGACACCGCCGAGCAGGTCGTCGACGGTGGTGTTGGCGACTCCGAGCAGCATCGGCTCGATCGCCCGCCGGTTCTCGTTGGCGTCCAGGGAGACCGCGACCAGGGCGTTGAACTGCGGGTCGAGCAGCCGCTCCTGCACCATCCGGTCCACCGAGACCGGCATGTCGAGCAGCGCCTTGGTGGCGTTCTGGTAGGTGTGCAGCAGCCCGTCGAGCGCCGGCCGGTAGATCGGGTCGAAGGAGTCCTCGGACAGGAATATCGAGCCGAGCGCGACCTGCACCCACTCGTCCCACGAGCCGGCGGTCCGGTCCCGGTCCAGGGTCTCGTACGGCGCCCAGCCGTCCGCCTTGCCCTTGTTGACCCGGTGGATCAGCTGCAGGTCGTGCACGTGCAGCAGCGGGATCTCGGCGCCGGCCACCGGCAGGAAGCCGTTGGTGACGTTGTCCCGGATCGCCGCGGCCTCCTCGAGGTAGGCCTTGCCGGTGATCCGGTCGTCGGCGCCGTTCATCTGCCGCACCCAGAAGTCGACGAGCTCGATCTGGTTGTCGTGCAGGTTCAGCTTCTGCAGGATCTGCCGGCCGATCTTGGCGGCCTCCTTGCGCTGCTGCTCGTTCCAGCCGGTCTCGTCCTCGTCGCTGGGCTCGCGGGCGGCCGTCACCGGCTGCCGGAACTTGGTCAGGTGCTCGCGCGCCCGGCGCCGGGCCTCGGCCTCAGCCAGGGTGGGCGTGCGCCAGTTCGCGGCCGCGGCCACGTCGTCCTTGTGGACGTTGGTCAGCAGCCGCCAGACACCGCCGTCGACCAGGTCCCGGTCGATGCCGCGGCCCTCGGCGAAGGCCCGGGCCTTCTCGACGTCGCGGTCCATCGCGGTGCGGGCGCCGATCGCCTGGTAGGCGATGGCGGCCGAGTGCTGGCTGACCGCCTGCCGCTCCCGCTCGTCGAAGGCCATGCCGTTCTTCAGCGGGCTGTCGCCCGAGGAGTGGGCCTCGGAGAACTGCAGCATCCCGACCAGGTTCTTGGACCGGTCGGCGTTGCGGACGCTGAACTGCCAGGTCTGGCTCAGGCTGTAGCCGGTGCCGTCACCGTTGGGGTTGTGCAGCTGGGCGTTGAACCGGCGGTTCATCTCCCGGCGCAGCGGCGAGTCGATCGCGGCGTTGTCGAAGACCTGGGTGAACAGGCGCGGCATCAGCCTCGACTGAGCCTCGGGCGCAGCGGTGTCGTCGTTGAACCCGCCGGACTGCAGCACGTCCTCGACCCGGGTGCCGTTGACCGACAGGTAGATGATCAGCGCCCGGGTGATCTGCCCCTCGACCGTGGCGGCGTCCTCGAGCCGGCGGGTCCAGTTGTTGGCGACCGAGTCCGGCAGCAGGGTGGCGACCTGGGTCAGCTGGTCCATGAAGCCGGGGCCGAGGTGGGCGGAGTTGAGCAGCTCGTCGGCGGCCTGCACCGAGATCCGCGGCCCGCTGGTCGAGATCGCCCGCAGGATCTGCCGGGCCACGTGCAGGTCGACGCCGAAGAACTTGGCCACGTCGGGCAGGAAGTCGACACCGAAGTAGGCGAAGGCGTTGCGGTGGTTGTTGACCAGGCCGTCGAACGCCTCCTTGCTGGCGACGTCGTGGGCGCTGGTGATCAGGTCGATCCCCCACTGCGGGAAGAACCCGTGGTCGGGGAGCACCACGCTGTCCGGCTTCGGGGTCAGCAGGTACTTCATGCCGTTCCACTCGAGCACCATCTTGTCGCCGAAGACCGGCAGCGGGATGTCGAGCTCGACGGCCATGCCGTAGCCGGCGCGCGGCTTGAACCCGATCACCGTGCCGCGGTGGGTGGTGGCCGCGGGCTGCGGCTCGGCGGAGAAGACCGCGACGTTCTTGCCCTCGGACTGCTCGAACTGCCGCTCGAGCTGCTCGCGGGTCGGCGCCTTGTAGCCGTGGCGGTAGAGCAGGATCCGGCCGAAGGAGTCGACCAGCGGGATCAGGTCGCCGGTGCCGAACTCCTGGCCGGCGGCCGGCAGCACCGCACCGTCGGTGGAGTCGAACCGGTCGAACATCCGGGTCAGCGCCTGGTCCAGCTCGATGCCGGACTCCCCCGCCAGCTTGCGGAGCAGGTCGCGGCCCTCGGGGTTGTCCAGGCTGCGCAGCTGCTGGCGCACGTCCTCGATCTGGCTGCGGTTGGCGAAGCCCTCGACCGGGACGTTGAACCCGGCCAGGAAGTCGGTGGGCACCAGGTTGAGGGTGGTGGCGATCCCACCGAGCCGCGGGTTGTCGCCGTTGACCCAGGCGGCGTTCTCCTCGATCGCCTGGTCCGGCAGCAGCAGCGCGGCCACGTGCGAGCGGGAGCTCACGCCGCGGGTCTCCAGCAGCGTGGACACCCGGGCCCGCTGGTTCTGGTAGCGGGTGTTGGTCTCCACCGGGCGGTAGACGAAGCCGGAGCCGGCGTACCGCTCGTAGGCGCGGGACTCCAGGTAGTTCGCCATCTCGACCCGGAGGTTGTTGCCGCCTTCGTCCTCGCCCAGCACCACGGTGGCGCCGTGGTCGACCAGGTAGTCCAGCCGCTTCCGGGCCAGCACGTCGTCACCGCCGAAGCTGTCGAGCTCGACCACGACCAGGTCGCCCGGCGCCACGCGCAGCGCGCGCTTCTGGCCGGACAGGCTGACCTCGGAGAGGATGCCCTGCGGCTCGTTGGCCTCGCTGCCCTCCCGGTAGATCCAGCCGGTGCGGTAGCCGTCGTTCTGCAGCGCGGCGTTCAGCTCCTGCAGCAGCATCCGGCCCAGGTCGGAGTCGGCGGAGACCCGGGGGCCGATGAAGGTGATCCCGGCCTCGGACCAGTCGAAGGCGATGTTCTCGGCCCGGAGCATCCCGTCGGCACGCTGCAGCGCCCGGCCCAGGTTGGCCTTCGGGTCGAAGCCACCCTGGCCGGTGCGGCCGGACCAGGCGGCCCGCTCGGCGTAGGCGTCGCGGCGCTCGTCTGCGAAGAACCGCATCTTGGCGTCGTAGGCGTGGCGGGCGGCGTCGTCGAGGTAGGGCCGGATCTCGAGCAGCTGCTGCCGGGCCCGGTGCGCCACCGAGGTCGAGGCGAGCTCGGCCTTCTGCCCGGTCATGCCCTCGGCGAACCGCTGCCGCATCGTCTCGGTGACGCCGCGGTAGGTCGGCACCTTGGCCAGGTCGACCTCGAGCTGGTCGTCGAAGAGCCGGGCCACGCCCTGGGTGCCCTGCTCCCCCAGCATCGAGCGGAGCACGTCGTCGGACGGGACCCAGAGTGAAGCCTCTTCCGGCAGGGTTTCCCCACGGGCCTGCATGGCAATCACTTGCTCGGCGGTGAGCAGCGCGTCGGCGGTGCGGACGAAGTGGCGCAGCTTGAGGTTCTTGTAGACCGCGTTGTAGAACTCGCTGCCCGGCTCCTCCTCGAGCTTGCCGAAGCCCAGGTCGGAGGTGAGCATCACCTGGGTCTTGGCGCGCAGCATCGCGGAGAAGTCCACCGGCCAGGTCGACTCGATGGTGGCCAGGTCGGCGGCCGTCGGGGTGGGCACCACCTTCATGGCCGGCATGCCGAGCTTGCTGGCGTCCAGGGCGTTGCGCTGCCCGGTCTGGCTGATCGAGGAGAACGCGAACCACAGGGTGGCGTTGAGCGACTCGTGGTGGTCGGCGTCCAGCCGGAAGCTGGTGCCCTCGAAGAACAGGTTGTTCATCCACTCCGGCTCGGCTGGCTGGCTGTCGGGGTGGAAGAACTCGATGGCCACCGAGACACCGGGGCCGTGCGGGTCGACCTGGAGGTTCCGGGTGAAGTCCTCGACCGCCTGCCGGACCCGGTCCAGGTGGATCAGCTGGTAGCCGGTGTTGGCCGGAACCTCGTCACCGGGCCACACCCGGCCCAGGTTCGGAGCCCCGGCGAGCAGGTCGACCTGCTGCGCCTGACCGGCGCCGTCGACGTAGTTGAGCACCACCGACCGGGCGAACCGGTTGTTGAGCTGGGCCAGCGGCCGCAGCGCCGTGGCGCCGCCGGGCATGGTGAGCTCGACCTCGTCGAAGGCGGTGCGGTTCAGCTGGTCCCAGTTCAGCCTCGCGGCCGAGAGCAGCTCGGGGCCCGGCACCTTGAACGTGCGGCGGGTGGCGGCCGAGACCACGGCCTGGGTCTTCGGCGCGTTGCCGTTCATGGCGATGGCGACCTCGGCGGCCGAGGAGTCCAGCCGCTGGTTCGCCTCGACGCTCAGCCGCGGGATCTCGGCGGTCCACTGGCCGAGGTTGTACTCGCCGAGGATCCCCCGGTCGAGCAACCGGGTCACGTCGGTCTCGTCCGCCGGCGGCATCCCGAGCCGGCCGGCCAGCCCGTGCAGGTGCTTGGCCGCCTTCATCAGCGGGTGGTTCTCGTCGAAGAACGGGTCGACCAGGTAGGAGAACGTGGTGTCGTAGTACCGCTGGTCCTCGGTGTGGTCGGCGTCCGGGAACGGCGCCACCGAGACACCGGCAGCGGTGGTGGCGGTCAGCGCCGAGATGTAGTCGGCGATCACCACGCGCGAGAGCTGGTCCCACTCCCCTGCGCTCAGGTCGAGCTGACCGGCCCGGCCGGAGTCCTGCAGCTGCCGGGTGACCTTGTCGAGCAGCAGCATGCTCGAGGACGACCGCTCCATGATCGACAGGTGGGTCAGCACGTAGTCGACCAGCGCGTCCTTGACCGGGGCGGCCGCGGCCTGGTCGGCGGGCAGGCTGAACATGGCGACCACGCGGCCGGTCATGTCCTCGTCGAGCAGCAGCTCGAGCCGGGTCTTGAACCGGTCCAGGTCGGCCAGCGCGTCCTCGGCGGCCTGCGCCAGGCGGGCTGCCTCGACCGGGTCGTCGGCGGCCGCGGAGGCGTCCAGCAGCAGCCGGCGCTCGGCCTCGAGCTCGGCCTCCCGGTCACGGACCAGGATCTCGAAGGTCTGCTTCCCGAGCTCGGCGTCGGCCGCGGTGCCGGCCATCCCGACCCGGCGGGCGACGGCGGCCGTGCGCTGGGCCTGCCGGACCTTGGTGCGCATCTCGGCCAGCGGGTCGGTGCCCGGGGTGTGCGCGGCCGCGGCGATCGAGGCGGTGGCCTGGAAGAGCTCGGCGATCTGGCGGTACGCCTCGACCGTCATCTTCTCCAGCTCGGCCGTCGACAGCACGTGGTCGGCCGCTGAGGTGCGGGCGATGACGATGTCGTTGGCCAGCCGCTGCACCGAGAAGTGGCCGCCGTGCTTGCGGGCCTCGGCCTCCAGCGCGGCCACGTACTTCAGCGCCGGGTCCCGGTCCAGTCGGCCGTGCTTGGGGAACAGGTCCTTGTGGCTGGTGCCCTCGAGCAGCGCCTTCAGGTCCTTGCCGACCAGCAGCTTGGGCCGGGTCTGGCCGTCGAAGTCGCGCTCCATCGCCTGCGGGAACAGGATCGCCCGGGCCATCGGCCGGGTGTCGGGGTTCTTGAACAGCTCCAGCCACTGCTCGGCGGTGGGCTTCTGCCACTCCACCGGCCGGCCGAAGTCGTCCATGGTGCGCAGGTTGTCCTTGGCCAGCTCGGACATGTTGCCGGAAACCGCGTCCAGGTTGACGCTGGTCAGCGCGGCCATCACCCGCTCGAAGTTGGTGACGTAGCCGAAGGCGTCCCGGTGTGCCTCGAGGGCGGCCGCCGGGTCCAGGTAGTCGGGGTTCTTGCCCTTGGTGTGCGCCTGCGGGTAGAAGCCCCGGGCCGCGGCCACGGTCTGGTAGATCATCGCCGACGGGCCCAGCCCGACCACGCGCTCGGCGGCCTCGTCGATCGCGGTCTCGAGCAGGGACAGCGTCTTGCCGCCGCCGTTCTTCAGATCCTTCTCGATCGCGTTGATCACCCGGGTGTCGCGCTTGAACGCGGCCCGCTCCTCGACCAGGTCGTCGACCAGGTTCTGGGCGCCGCGCTGCAGGGCGGAGATCGCCTCGCGCAGCTCGGAGCCGGACAGCTTCTTGGTCCAGCCGCCCTCGGCCTTGTCGGCGTCGAAGTCGGCGACGTCGTCGACCCAGGCGGTCAGCGGTGCCTGCTCGCCCCGGATGCCGGGCGTGGTGTTGATCCAGCGCATCAGCCCTTCCATGGACTTGGCGGACTCGATCTGGTCGAAGAGCTGCCGCAGCAGCAGCCCGCCGTCCGGGGTGAGCGCCAGGCGCTGGATCAGCCGGTGCGTACGCCGGTCGAGCTTGGCCATCTTCCGGCCGGCGTCGCCCTCGTTGACCTCCTCCTCGTTGAAGTTCACGCCGGCGGCCCGCAGCTGCGCGAACAGCACGTTGCGCCACACGTGCACCTCGGCCTCGGCCGGGTCCAGGGTGAAGGTCTTGTAGAACCAGTTCGCCAGGTCGACGGTGCCGTCCTCGCGGCGGAAGATCACCGCGTTGGCGCTGGCGGTGGGGATCAGGTTCAGCGCCAGCCGCTCGAAGTCGGGGTTGTCCTTGAACAGCCGCTCGACCATCTCGGTGGTCAGCTCGCCGTCCTTGCGGCCGGTCAGCCCGGTGAACTCCCGCATCGCCTGCTGGATCCGGGCGACCGCGTCACGCAGCTGGTCGCCGGTGGTGTAGCTGCGCTCGGCCAGCTCGCCGTGCAGGTGCGGCTTGGACACGTCCTTGTCGGAGGTGGCCGACTCGTCGATAGTGATGCGGTTGTGGCCGACCGCCAGGATCGCGTCGACCACGGCACGGAACCCGGAGATCTCCCCGTTGGTGACCTCGTCCAGGTCGTACGGCGGGTTGTGGTGCTGGGTCCGGTCGCCCTCGAGGTAGGCGGCCTCCCCCTTCAGCTTGCGGTCGGTGGCCCGCCGGCCGTGCTCGTCCATGGCCACGTAGGAGCGCAGGAACTGCTCGACGGTCAGGTGCGGGCCGAAGACCAGGGCGTCGTCGCCGAGCAGGGTGAACAGCTGCTGGGCGCCGATCACCTCGATGAACGCGCGGCTGGCGTTGACCCGGCTACCCTTGCGGCCCTGGCCGTCGGCGTTGGTCATCGACTTGATCCGGTGGTACTTCGACTGCATCTCCGGGCTGGCGTCGAAGACCTCGTCGACCTCGCGGCGCCACTGGGCCAGCGACTGGCGCAGCAGCAGCTGGGCCAGGGAGATCTCCCGGCCGTTCGGGGTGATGGTGCCGTCGGTGGCGACGTCGATGTCAGCCACCCGCAGGTTCGCCACCACCGCCAGGGCCTCATGCCGGTTCAGACCCGGATCCAGCTCTACTGCGTCTCGTGCGATTCGGTCGAGCCTGGCGTAGACCCTGGCGGTGATGTCGTCCTTGGCGCGCACGGCGTCGAGCTCGGTGGTGGCCAGCCCCTGGCCGAGCGCCTCGTAGAGCTGGGCTAGCGCGAACAGCTGCTCGCGGGAGCCGGCCTCCTCGGCCGAGACCACCGCGGCGACCAGCGCGGAGTAGTGCAGCTTCTGGGACTGCCGGAACGGCGCGTCGCCGGTGAGCAGCAGCCCGACCGTGGCGCCGGTGACTGCGGCCCGGTCGGCCTTGCGGTCCTGCACGTCGACCGACTGCTTGTTCGGCAGCACGACGTCGGTGTTCGGGACCGGGCCGATGTCCGGGCTGTGCGCGGCGAAGCCCTCCTGGAAGGCGTCCAGGCTGGCCCGGATCAGCTGGTCCAGCCAGAGCCACTCGTTGGACAGGTGACCACGGGAGAACTCGGTGATCTGGCCGCCGGCCTCACGCGCGAGACCATCCAGCAGGATCTCGCGGGCGTTGTCCGAGCCGGCCTTGGCCGCGTCGACGAACGGGTCGAGCACCTTGTCGAGCACGGCGGTGTCGATGACCCCGTCGTAGCGGCGGCGGATCGCGTCGCTGATCGAGAGGATGGTGCCCTCGGCGAAGTTGGCCAGCGCCTGGTTGGCGCCGCCGGCCGCCTGGCCCAGGTACTCCAGGATCCACTTCTCGTACTTCGGGGTGCCGACGTTGACGCTGGTGCCGGCGCCCAGGAAGAACGCACCGGACCGGGCGGCGGTGTAGGCCTGGTCGTCGAGGATCAGCTCGTTGAGCGGGCGGATCTTGTCGCCGTCGTGGTCGGCGGTCAGCGCCGGCCGGATGCTCGCGCTGATCTGGAGGAAGTCGTTGGAGTTCGCCGCGGTCAGCTTGGCGCTGATCTGCGGGACCAGCAGCTGGTAGGAGCCGGCCTGATCTTGCGGGTCCCGGGTGAAGACCATCCCGACCGCGTGGGCCAGCGCCAGCTTCTCCTGGTCGGTCAGCGGCTGGCCGTCCGGGGCGAGGTCGAGGCGCTGGTGGAACAGGTCGCGGAGCACCGCGTTGATCGACTCGGCCTCGGCCTCGATGTCGGCCGGGCTCGGCTGGACGCCGGTGACCGGGTCGAAGTACATCCGGTGGATCCGGGCCTCGAGGTCCTCGTTGAGCTTGCGGCCGAGCTCGAGCACCGACTCGGTGAACGCGACCTGGCCCTGCAGCCGGACCGCCTCGTTGGTGAGCTCGACGTTGTTCGGGTCGGCCGCAGCCGCCTCGGTCGCCAGCTCCAGGTCCCGCCGCAGCTGCTCGAGCTGGACCGAGACCCCGCGCATGTGGTTGACCATGTTCGCCACGGTCTGGAACGCGGAGGCCCCGACACCGTCGGCCGGGATGTAGCCGGGCAGCAGGTTGCCGTCGGCGTCGACCCGGCCGGCGTCCTCGAGCTGGGAGATCACGAACGCGCCGTTGAGCCGCGGGTTCGCGGTGGCCAGGCTCGAGGTGAGCTGGGTCTGGATCGCGTCGGCCAGCTTGTGGATGGCGGCCACCGACTTGGTCCGGGTGGCGCTCTGGTCCTCCACGAACTTGGTGTAGGCCGCGTCGGCGGTGGCCTTAGCCATCCCGGACAGGGAGGCCCGGGCCCGCTGCTCGACCTCCGGGAGCCGGTCGAACTCCGAGCGGGTGAGCTCCTCTCCCCCGGTCAGCAGCCGGTGGCCGGTGGCGGCCATCGCGTAGAGCTTGTCGGCCGAGCTCGGCATCCGGATCCCGACACCGGCGCCCATGCCGACACCGCCGGCGAAGCCGTACAGCGCGCTGTTGCCGATGTCGCCCATCGAGATCGCGGCGTCGTGGGAGTACGGGTCGAGCACGGCCTGGACCGCTTCCTCGTAGCCCTCCCCCATGCCGGTGACCAGCGCGGTGGTCCACCGCTTCTCGCCGGCGGAGAGCTGCTTGGCCGCCTTGTAGAAGTCGTCGGCCGACAGGGCGCCGGCCTTCTTGGCCGAGGTGCGCATCGCCAGCACCCGGGCGCTCAGCGCCTGCAGCGACTCGGACGGGGCCAGCAGCGACAGCGTGGCCCGGCGGCCGGTGGCCTCGCCTGCCTCGTTCAGGGTGAACCGGAAGCCGGCCAGCTCGGCGGTGTTCTCCTTGGCGGTGCCGCCGGAGATCCGTCGGGTGAACCTGGAGAGCAGCCCCGTGCCCGCTCCCCCGACCTGCTTCTCCCCCACCGCGGCCAGCGCGTACTGGCCCTTGCTCATCAGGCCCCGGGCCATGCCCAGCTGGACCGCGTCGATGGTGACCTTGCCGATCCCGGCCAGCGCCTGGGTCGGGGAGAAGTTGCCCTCATCGTCGGTGAAGATCGAGTCGAAGCCGCCGCGGGTGTAGTCGAAGGACTTGCCGCCGGTCAGCGCGAGCTCGCCCACCTCGCCGGTGATGACCCCGGACATCTGGGCGGTGTAGAGACCACGGCCGATCGGGGTAGCGAACTGCAGCGCGGCGTCGCCGATGCTGGCCCCGACGTCGGCGACCTTCACCCACTTCGGGACCACCGAGTGGCCCTGCTCGTCGAGCCGGTAGAACTCGGAGACCCCGTCGCCGATCTTGCCCTGGGCGGCGTCGTCGATGCCCTGCACGGTGTTCGACAGCGGGGAGATCAGCTTCCCGCCGAACCCGGCCCACTGCTGCAGCCCGGTGGCGATCGCGGCACCGGTGCCGTTCTCCCGGTCGCTCATCGCGGTGATCTCGTAGGCACGGGCGGCCTGCTCGACCAGCGCGTCCTCGTTCAGGTGGGCGCCGAGCCCACCGATCGCGGCACCGACGCCGGCACCGATCGCGGTACCGATACCGGGTGCGACGAAGGTACCGATGCCCGCACCGAGCGCGGCACCACCGGCCGCTCCCCCGGCGGTGATCGCCTCGTCGACGTGGCCCTCGCGGAAGTCCTCGGCCCGGGCCGCGACGTCGGCGTTGAAGTCGGCGGCCTCCGCGGCCTTCGGGATGTCGGTGTTGTTCTGCTGCCGCTTGGCCTGGACGGCCGCGGCCAGCGCGGAGGTGTCGGTGATCTTCCCGGTCTGGGGGTCGACCTCGACCTGCTCGAACAGCCGGGCCTTGTCCTCCTTCGGGAACAGGATGTCGGCCATCATCAGGTTGGCCGTGTCCTCGTCGAACTGGTCGAAGACGTTGCCCTGCTTGACGCCGTTGTCGTACACGTCGCCGAAGTGGTAGGTGTGCCGGCCGTCGGCCGAGTCGTGGTCCCAGGTCACCACGCCGGTGGCGTCGGGCTGCTCGAACTGGTAGTGCAGCAGACCCTCTTCGCCGAGCCGGGTGTTCTGCTCCATGGCCCGGTTCCAGAAGTCGGTGTCCCAGCCGTTGCGGATCCCCTCCTGGTTGGCGCCGGTGTACCAGGACTGCGCGACCGGGAGATATCCCTCGTCGGCGGCGAGCTGCCCGAGCCTCGACTGTGCCAGGGCCGGGTTGCCACGGACCACGCCCTCGGCGGCCCCTGCCGCCTGGTGCAGACCTTCGGGCGCAGCCGGCTGGTTCTGCTGCTGGGCGAGCTGCCCGAGGTTCGACTGACCGAGCTGGTCCTTCTCCGGCACGCCGCCGCCTCCTGATCGAGTGACCGTATGAGGCGCGGCCGCCGATCGGGGCTGCTGAACAGCAAGGGTAGGTGTAGATCGGGCCTCTACCTAGCCCGGCTGACAACTGGCGATTGTCGGGAATCGGGCCCTGACGGCCTTCGAGCCCTGCGCCGACCTACGACCCAGCGAGGAGGCTGTGGCGGCGGGAGACCGCCGGAGACCGGGGGAGCGGGGGAGTCAGCCCGTAGCGGGTGTCACGAGGGCGAAGTCGGGGCCGAACCCGGCCACCTCGTGCATCGAATGCTTCGGATGTCACGAATGTAGAAAACTTTTCAGTGAGGTTGGAACATATACAAAAGAAACAAACAAAACAATCTATACCCCCTATATATGTATATATGGTATTAGGTATCCAATTACCATCTATGCAAATTAGAAACCTGTTTCGTTTGTTTCGATTGACTTTTTGGAATTCCCATCTATGGAAGGACGCACCAATGGCATCTCCGTTTGCTGACGCAATCACGCAGAGCATGATCGCAGGGCTTGACCCGATGAACGGCGTCGTGAAGCAGTACGCCAACCAGCAGGTGGCACGAGCGGACCTGGACCTGGACCAGGAACGCATCAAGACGATGCAGCTGCTCGAGCAGCTCATCGCCAAGGCGAAGGACAACGACAACGACGGAGTCGTGGTCGAGGCCTACCGCCGGATGCTGAACAAGTACGCCGCAGCGTGAGGAGATGCCTCTCGGTTAACAGCCGGGAGGCAACTCTTTTTTAGTGCATGTGCACGCAGTGATGACGCTGACACAACAGCTGGCATGAACACGTTCGCCTAGTCGCGTGACGCTTGCGCTCAGGATACTGAGCGGCCGATCGTCATACGACAAGGTGTGCGTACGCATGCAGTTTCTTTTGGAGTTGCCGGATTCTATGACTCGGCTGTCCAAGCGGTAGCGCGGTGATCAGTCTGACTCGTCAGACTTGGTGAGTCCGAACTGCTGGCGTGCCGCTTGCCGGCTGATGCCCAGCTCCTGGGCTATCACCGTCCAGCTGTAACCACCCGACCACTCGATGGGGTCGTGCAGCTCTTGAGCTGCAGCCCTCGTCGCCTGGTCCACGTACTCACGCATCTGCCTCAGAGCTGTGAGTGCATGGAGATCTCCGGCTGCTGCGCGCCTGACCATGGCTCTGGTCACGCGGCGCACCATGCCGGCCATCTCGTCGCTTTCCCGGTAGCGCCTGGGCCTCCGACCCGGTCGAGGCCTGCGCGGCCGGGAGAGCTCATCTTCTGACAACTGCCAGTTGTCGGTGGCGGTCACGAGAGACACCGTCTCATTGGTCACGGGGTCTCGAGTGACAGGGGAGTGGGTGTCGCCGGGAGGAGTCCATCCTCCCGACCACGCGGGTGTAGTCACCCTCGGGCCGGTAGTCACCCCCGTAGTCACCCCCGGGGTGACTACATGTTTGCCCAGGTCAGAGGCCCTTTTTTCCCGTTGTAGTCACGTAGTCACCCTGAACTTCGTAACTCTTCTTGACCCTTCGTCCCAATTCTTGGGGGTGACTAGGTGACTACATCACCGGAAAACCGCCTCTGACCTGCGGAAACATGTAGTCACCTGGGGGGTGACTACAGGGTGACTACATGGTTGTGATCGACAACCATTCGGGCGGTCGTCTTTACCGCTACACCCGCTCTGACCTGGGCAGATGCCACTGTCGGACCTGGTGACTACGATGTAGTCGAACGTAGTCACCCTCACGTCAGGTGACTATTGGCACCGGAGGACGCAGACATGACCCAGCGCAAGCCCGCCTTACCCACCTCGGTCCGCTTGGACGAGTTCCAGCTCCGCGGTCTCGATGACCTGCGGCAGCTGCAGGACCGCAGCCGTTCCTGGCTGGTAGGTCGCGCCGTTGACCTGATGCTCGAGCACGAGCTCGGCCTCAGCCGGCAGCGGCACGAGCACCAGCGTCGCCTCGCCGAAGGTGAGGAGCTGCTGCGTCAGTTCCAGCCGAAGCCCTTCAGGCTGGAGGATCTTCCCGATCCTGGTCAGTCACACGTGTAACAGTGGGGGAGTGGACTCGGTTGGTTCGGGTTCACTCAGTCGACGCTGTCGACCACCGCCGTTGCGGTGCGGCGCACGCTTGCGCCAGATCTACGCATAGATCCCAAGAGAAGAAACTCTTTGGGGAATTGGGAAACCAAGGGAGTGAAAAGAAGTAGCTTCTAAGGGAGTATCCAAGAGATAACGCCCACGCCTGGTGGCTCCTCTCCGGAGGAGTAAGGGGCCACCAAGGTGTGTGGGCTTCAGAGTTCAGACCGAGCCGGTCACATTCATTCGTGAGTGTGGCCGGCTCTTTGCATCTCTCCACCACCTGAAAGGACGCACGCCATGCTCATCGTCTGCCTGCTCGTCATCGCTGTCCTGCTCGCCTCGCTGTTCACGGTGAGCGAGGACCGGCGCAAGACCAGGGCCTCGCTGGTCCTGACCAAGAGCCGCAACCACCAGCTCATCGCGGACGTGCACAACCTGCAGCGCATGCTGCAGTTCGAGGTCAACAACAGCCAGCGGCTGGTGATCCGCAACCGCCAGCTGACCATCAACAACCAGGACCTGGTCGGATACAACCAGCGCCTGGCCGGCGAGCTCGAGAACCTGCTCGGTCAGGTCGAGAACGCCAACGTGGCACACGCACAGCGCGTGCTCGGCGGCACCATGCTGCCCGACTGCCCCGAGCTGTGAACGAGTGGCAGCGTGACTACTGCCGTGCCCTCAGGATTCTGGCCTGGGGCACGGCGGTGTGCGCGCTCATGCTCGCCGTGCTCATGCCCGACCTGGACTGGTGGTTCATCATCCACTGATCGGACACAGCGACATCACCCGGCTGGGCTACGGATCCGTAGCCCGGTCGAGTGGTTCTCGAATGGATCTGCCTACCCACTTTCGGGGACGGCAAACTCCGGGTGTAGAACTCTCGGCATGCAGGCGGGGAGGCGAGCGCTAGCTGTACTAGCAGCGATCGCTGTCGCCCTCTGCTTCATGGGTGCCACCGGCTACAGCATCGGCGACGACATGCGCCTCGCGCGCAAGGCCGAGCTTGTCAGACCGTACCAGCCGGTCCCGTGCGTGTCGACCAACATCGAGCACACCGACCGGGGGAGTGGCGACGATGTCGCCAACCACCTGGACCACAGTTCACCGGCCATCGAGCCGACCTCACCAGTCCGTCACGTTCTGGAGACTCGCTCCGTCCGCCACCTCGTGGCGACCGAGTCTCATGACGGCAGGGTCTTCGACCCGTGCACACCTGTGCGCGCGGGTCCGAACCACATCTAGTCCGTAGCACCGGACTCATCACCGGCCACCTTCGGGTGGGCCGGCATCAGCTGCATGCCCCCGCTAGCACCGGGGACATCGGACGCGCAGCCACCTCTCCACCATCGAAGGGACGCACGATGAACGACTACCTGACCAGTGAGCGTCAAGCGGGGCACAGCTCGGAGACCCACCACCGTCACGCCGCAGGCGTGGTCGGCCGGCGGGTCGCAGCTGAGTCCTCGCTCAGCCGCTACCTCACCACCAACCAGCAGGTCTACCTGTGGAAGGGGATGGCCAACCCTGCTGCACAGAAGATCAAGGCCAAGCTCGCCGAGCTCGGAGTCGAGTGATGATCACCGCATCTACCTGCGAGTGCGCACTGCCGACTCCGAAGAACCGGCAGGCCATCCGGTCCAAGATCAACCCCTCGATCTCGAGTGGTCGATCTCATCCACCAGCACCACCGTCACCGGTGGTCAACCTGCCCAAGGGCTGGCGCATCTGCCCGCTCTGCGATCTGCACTACGTGCAGAAGGGCAAGGCCCATCCACGGCTGTGCTTCCTGATCCAGGACGCATGAGCCTTCAACGAAGGAGTTCTGATGAATCACCCGCTCACTCGAGGCGCAGTCCTCGGTGTCGCCTTGCTCTTGGTCGTGCTCACGACCATCGGCCTGGCCAAGGAGGCCCAGGCCTCGGAGCCCGACGGCCACTGCCCGACGCTGACCCACCTGACGGGACTGCACAAGGGGTTCTCCCGCTACCACGTCAACGAGATCCTCGGTTCGCGCGGCACTCGCCTCGAGTACCGGGTGATCCCGGCCTCGGGTCGTATGCCCGAGACCAAGCAGGAGGTGCGTAGCTACACCAACTGCCTCGGCTTCAGCTGGGAGTTCGTGTTCACCCGGGTACCACACGACAGCTGGCGCCTGAACTTCAAGGTCGACTAGCACTCGACCGCAACCCGCATCTCTCCACCATCGAAAGGGATTCAGCATGTCCACTGCAACCATCGAGACCCTCGAGCTCACCTACGACGAGGCGGTCGAGCTGCTCGACCGAGCCGTCGCCGAGAAGGGCGCTGACTTCGTCTACGACAGGGGCCCCGACGGCCACGACGAGTGCCTCTACCTGCACGGCAACGAGCCGGGTTGCATCGTCGGCCACGTCCTGGTCTACAAGGGCGTCGACCTCGAGCTGATCCGTGAGCTCGAGGGCATCGGGGTGTGGTCTCTCGACGAGTACCTCCCTCAGCTGAAGACCGACGGCAGGACTCGTCGGCTGCTGGGCGCAGCCCAGGGCAAGCAGGACAGCGGCCAGACCTGGGGCGACAGCGTCGCCAAGGCGAAGGCCGAGGTCCGCTGACCCACGATCTCCGCCGGCCCGGCTGTCTTGCACTCAGTCGGGCCGGCGGATGCCAGTTCATACCTTCACCTCTCCACCATCGAAAGGACCCAGACATGGGTGACACCAAGCGCAGGACGCTCACGCCCGAGGAGCGCATCGCCAAGGCGAAGGCCACGCTCGACGCGCTCGAGGCCAAGGCCCGGGCGGCGGACGTCAAGCGGTACGACGAGCTGCACGTGCAGCGGGCCAAGCTCGTCGAGCAGATCGAGGAGCGCCAGACCAAGCTCGACGGCATCGATGCCGAGCTCGTGATCATCGTCGAGCGGACGCCGGACCTGGCCGTGTCCAAGCCCTCGCTCACCGTCGTCGAGGACGACGAGGCCGCGGCGGTCTGACATGTCCACGTCGGCTGTCATCGCCGACGTGCGCTCGCTGCTGCGGGGGAGGCCGGTCTTCCTGGCCGGCTCCCTCGTGGCAGCAGACACGTACGGCATCGGTGATTACCACGATGTCGACCTGTTCTGCCCGACGCAGCAGGTCCTCATCTCGGTCGGTCAGTACCTGATCGACCAGGGCTACAAGCTGGACGACCGATTCTCACGGGTGTGGGAGCGCTGGCTTCGGTACGGCATGAAGAACTGGCACACCAACAGCCTTCGTCTCATGAGCCCGGGGGGGATCGAGACGAACCTGGTGTACAAGCTGACCGAAGGTCACGCTGCCACCAGCCTGGCCGAAGTGCTCGAGTCGTTCGACTTCGGACTGCTCGGTGTGGGCTGGGATCTCGAGACCGACACGTTCCGAGACATGCGTCCGTACCTGTTCCCGGAGCGAGAGCTCGACGCCATCAAGTACGGGAGCTGGGAGTCCATCGCTCTGCCGATGATGCCCAACAAGCGGAGCAACTGGCGCAACGGATTCATCAGCCAGTACAACGGGCTGCGCGAGATGGGTCGGTACGCCAAGTACTACCAGTACGGCTACGACATGAGCCTGGTCAAGGACGATCTCGCCACCGGCTACCGGGCGGCGTGGCTCTACCTGTCCACACACTTCGACCAGGACAAGCAGACGCTCGGCCAGTTCTACGCAGCGATCGCTGACCACATCGAGCTGGACAACATCGACCAGCTCGTCGAGGTCGCCAAGAAGATCGACTACAAGGACAGCCTCGACACGATCATGGAGGCACTCGAGTGATCGGCGTCGTCTTCATCATCGGCTTCTTGATCGGTGTCTGCGCCACGCTCGAATGGCAGTCACGACGATGATGCCGCCGCTCAGGGCCAGGCATCTGCTCCTGCTCGGCTGGCCGATCCTGGCCTACGCCGTGCGGGACTTCATGAAGAACGGGTTGCACCCGGACGACAGGAAGGGGCGGAGACGATGAGGCTCCAGCTCGTGATCGACGTCCCGTCCTCGGCGGACAGGGACGAGGTGATCCAGAAGCTGGCGGCCGCACAGGCCACCGGCCGAGGCATCACCATCACCACGGCCAGCGGCTACGCCGTTGACGTGGACCTGGTGATCTTCGAGAACCAGGGATCAGGACTGCAGGGGGTTCACTCGTGAGCGACACCACTGCAGAAGCAGGGGCAGTGTCGGTGCCGGATGAGACGATGGATTCGTTGATCCAACAGGCATCTGTCCCCAACTTGGCCAGCCTGTTCAGGAAGGCCAAGGAGGCCGGCGTCATCGGCGCCGTGTCGGTGTACGGAGAGGGTGCCCCGCGTTAGTAGGGCGCTCTGTCCGCACGCCACCGTTCATCGGTTGATCAACCACTCCACCACAGAAAGGCGTCATCCATGACGTTCACCACCACCCGTCTCGTCGGCAACCGCGTGCTCGTCGGCGGCTCCGACGTGTTCGGCAACAAGGGCCAGGCGATCCTCGACTCCACCCAGTGGGACGAGGTCAACGCCGACAAGGCCTACGACCAGGCGGCCGAGGCGTTCGACGCCGCGGTCGAGGAGTTCTTCGCTCCGCTGGTCCAGGCGTCGGAGACCCTGGCCAAGACCCTCGAGCGGCCGGCCGACCCGGCCAGCTACGTCGTGCTGCGTGAGGCGGTCGAGGGCCAGGCGCCCCAGCCCGAGCAGCTCGTCAAGCTGACGCACGACAGCATCGTGCTCCGGCTCATCGAGCAGAACCGGGGCACCGGCCGGGTGATCTGGGTCGGCGACGATCAGCTCGAGATCCTCGAGGCGGACACCCCGCTGCCGGCGTTCGACGGCCCGGCCGGAGACCCGGCGTTCGACGGCGTGCTCACCGACGGCGTGCCCACCGTCGGCGCCTGACAACAAGAGAGGGCGGCACCTCTAGCACAGGTGCCGCCCTCCAAGTCATCTCTCCACCATAGAAAAGTGACTCAGACAAGGGAACCACATGCTCGAGACAATCCTCAAGCTCTACGTCACCGCCATGGCCACGGGTGTCACGAGCCCGGTGCCCCATCTGTTCGGTCCACCGGGCAGTAACAAGAGCACCGTGGTCCGGGAGCTGGCCAAGCTGGTCGGTGTCAACGTGCACGTGATCAACGTGAGCAGGCTCAACCCGCTCGACCTCGAAGGCGTTCAGATGCCTAACGGTTCGGGCGAGGACATGATCCTCAAGATGCTGCACGCCACTACGTGGACGCAGCTCAAGCCCAAGGACATCATCCTCTTCGACGAGTTCCTCCGGGGATTCCCGGAGGTGTACAACGGGCTGCTCGACATCATCACCGGCAGGTCGGTGGCTGGTCTGGACCTGCCACCGGTGTTCATGCTGGCTGCCTCGAACTCCACCGTCGCCTACGACAAGGCGCTCGAGGACAGGCTGCACCACATCCCGGTGCCAGATCCACGGAAGTCGAAGCGCGCCAAGAAGCAGCTGGCCCAGGTCGTCGTCGACGAGCTCGGCCTGCTGCCGAAGATGCGGGACAGCATGGAGATGGACCAGCTCCTCACCAGTGAGGTGCTGCCCATGTATGACGTGCTCGACAGCCTGGCCAACAAGTCCAGTGCTCCGGCTCTGGTCAAGGGCCGCAGCATCCGCAACCTGATCGGGCAGGCCAAGCTCCGGGACGTGCACTCGGCTGCACTCAAGGAGCTGCTGGCGATGAACAACGCCCGGGCCATGCAGGACGGCAAGCCGCAGTACGTCTTCCTGCTCGACGGCAAGGCAGCCACCTTGCCCGGCTCATATCTCGACCGGGCCAAGTCGCTGCCGGTCGAGAAGCTCACCCCGGTCCAGCGGCTGAACCGGGATCTCAACCTTCAGCTCGTCGAGATGGAGGAGATCCGCAACGAGAAGGGAACCACTACGGATGACGACAACCTCGATGCCATCCTCAACGAAGATGTCTTCAGCTGAGCTGAAGCGCAGCCTCGACCTGGTCGAGATCAAGCCGGGGCTCAGGTTCAGCCTGGCCACGCTCAAGGCTCTGCTGCCGGACACGGAGACCATCCTGTTCTTCGGCAAGGTCTACGACCTGGACGCCTACCAGCTGTCCGACCTGCTCCGTCAGGTGCTGAAGTCGGACCTGTCCGAGGCGCTGTTCGCCGAGGGCCAGGACCACAGCAACGAGCTGCAGGACTACATCTGCGACATCGTCGACGTCGACGACTACGAGGTCTCGTTCGGTGATGCCGTCACCGGGCAGGCCGTGGTCCCGGCCGGCGAGATCCTGCCGCAGGTGTGGGAGCAGCTCGAGGTCACGGTCGCCCAGTCCATCAAGGACGTGGCCGCCAAGCTGAACGACGCCGTGCTCAACCGGCTGCCCGGCAAGCAGGGCTCGATGGTGTTCGGCCACATGATGAAGCTGAACGCCAAGCGGCCCACGCTCGGGGACTTCCGTGCCTCGGTCACGCACGCCAGGCAGGCGGAGAACCTGGTGATCCTGGACGACTCGGGGTCGGTCAACGCCGGCACCGTCCAGCGCATCATCGAGGACGTGGTGGCGCTCAGCTACCAGGCCAACGCCCACTTCGCGCTGGTGTCCAACACCTGCCGGTACTGGGAGCCGGGGACCTACGACGTCGACACGATCCTGTCGGTCGGCGAGTACGGCGGCACCCACTACGAGGAGCTGGCTCCGCTGTTCGAGAAGGACTGGGGCGTGGTCATCACGATCGCGGACTACGACTCCAGCCCGGAGGCGAAGGGTGTGCTCAAGCAGTGCACCGGCCGCATCGACCAGGTGCTCGACATCAGCCTGGTCAACAAGCCGACCTTCCTGGCGCAGTGCGTCGGGCAGTTGGCCGCTGACGTGCAGCCGCTGCTCATCGGCAGCAGCTACTACGTCATGTCCTGATCGTGTGGCCCTGCCTGGTGGAAGCAGGCGGGGCCACACCCGGGATAGCAGAAAAAATTTTCAGCACTCTCCACCAACAGAAAGGGGTCACCCCTGTGACCACTGCAACCCTCGACCTGAGCAACACCAAGGTCAAGAACGTCACCTGCTACGGCCGGCTGAGCTGGCCGGTGTGGACGGCGCAGGAGTCCTACGACCGCAGCCAGAAGGGGCAGTACCCGGCCAAGTCCGTGGCCGAGGCCAAGCCCTACTTCGAGCTGGTCGTCGAGCAGCACCAGTTGGACAAGGTGAAGGCCGCGGCCCTCGACTACATCCGCTGGTGCGTGGCGCGCGAGGCCGCCGGTGAGAAGAAGGACATCCTCACCCAGGCCGAGGCCGACATGCTCATCAACCAGATCGAGACGCCGGACTTCGCCGGCATGCTGAACCTGCCGTTCAAGCCGCTGTCCGAGTCGACCGCCAAGATGGCGCCGGCCGGCGTGGCCGCGGTCAAGGTGCTCGGCAACGCAGGTGTCGACATCGAGCAGAAGGCCATCGTCAACGACGAGGACGAGCTGCTCGTGCCGGAGCCGGACCTGCTCTCGTTCCCGGTGATCCGGCCCATCAACCGGACGGTGCACTCGATGTACCCCGGTGCCCAGGTGGCGGTGACGATGAACTTCTACGTCTACCACCCGGGCAAGGGCGTCGGCCTCAGCGCCGGCGTCAGCGTCGCCGTCTTCAAGGCGGACGACGAGCGGTTCGGCGGCGGCGTGTCCATCGACGAGGACGAGATCTTCGCCGACTGACCAGGGCCTAGCACGCCCGTGCAAGACCGGCCCGGCCCACTCATGCGTCCGAGTGGGCCGGGCCTCCCCAAGCGGGGAGGACAGGACGCAACTCCACCAGAGAAAGAAGACGCTCCATGACGACGCAGATCCAGGACCCCACCTCCGCGATCAGTGACACCGAATGGCTGGCTGCTCTCGAGGGCAAGACCATCCGAGGTGTGCGACCGACGCACGACAACGGCCCGGTGCCGGACGTGAACCTGCTGTTCACCGACGACACGGCCTTCACACTTTCAGTCAAGCCCGGCGTCTACTTCGAGGGCTGCCTGATCAACACGCTGCGCAAGGCGCAGCCCATCATGAACGTCCTCGTCGTGACCGACGGGTTCGGCTCCTGGTCCGTCGAGATCCGCAGCCGCACGTTCCCGCTGATGCAGCTGCTGGCGGTGAACAAGGACAACCCGACCGACGAGTTCCCGTTCGAGTTGGTTGCTCGTGAGAAGAGCAATGGCTGAGCGGTTCAGCGCCAGCGTGGCAGGCCGACACATGGCCTGCCACGCATCGGCTGATCTGGGCGCAGCCATCCCGCACTGGGTTGCACCAGTCGAAGACCCATCCGCGGTCAACGCCGCAAACGACGGCACCAAGATGCACGAGATTGTCGAGCCGATCATGCACCTGCCGCTTGCTCGGCAGCGTCAGCTGATCAAGTACCTCGAGTACGTGGCCGACGTGCGTGCGCTGCGCAGGTTCACCACGGTGTTGGTCGAGGAGACACGAGAGGTCGAGTGGCTTCAGTCGAAGCCGAAGACCACCGTCGACTACGCGCTCGCCACCCAGGACGAGCTGCACATCCTCGACGGGAAGTGGGGAAAGATCCCAGTCTCGGCGGTGAACAACACCCAGCTCCTGTACTACGCGGTGACCTTCGCCGACCTGGCACCGAAGGCCAAGGGCGTCACGCTCCACGTGATGCAGCCGGCCATCGACAACTTCGACTCGTGGTTCGCAGACACCAACGTGCTGGCCAAGTTCAAGGCCGACGCGCTCGCCACCGAGGCGGCGATCGCAGCAGGTGACACGACCTTCGGGCCGGGTGACCACTGCACGTTCTGTGCTGCCAACCCACATGGACGTGGGCTGAAGGGCCGGCCGTTCTGCCCGGTCCTGATGTCGATGTTCTACCCGGACCACACCGACGAGGACGCAATCCTCACGCTCTGAAGGGAGGGCAGATGCCCGAGTACATCGGTCTCGACTTCGAGACCTACGGTGCCGAGGACCTGCCCACTCATGGGTTGGCCAGGTACACCCAGCACAAGACGTTCCAGCCGTTGATCGGCAGTGTGGCCTGGCGGCCACAAGGTCAGGGCAGTCTGGTGAAGCGGACGTTCGACTTCGTCTCCGACCGGCGTGCCTCGAGGCGTGACCTCGAGGGGGTGCTCGCAATGCGCTACATCGTGGCGCACAACGCGCCGTTCGAGCAGGCGGTGCTCGACCACCTGGGGCTGGAGTACCCGTCCAGTCGGTTCATCGACTCGGCAGTGGTGGCACGTGCCGCCGGCGCTGCGTCGAGGCTGGAGGCTGCAGCACCACAGCTGCTGAACATCAACAAGATGGAGGAGGGCAAGGACCTGATCAAGCTGTTCTCCATCCCGGGCAAGTACCAGGAGGACAGCGGGTCTCCGGCCTTCGACCCGCAGGTGATCGATGACCACCCGCAAGAGTGGGCGAAGTTCTGTGAGTACTGCGAGCTCGACGCTGAGCTCAGCTTGACCATCGTCGAGCAGAACGAGATTGGGCTCACCACCAGCGAGCTCGGCTACGCCGCGATCACCATGGACATGAACCGCACCGGCTGGTGCGTGGACATCCCGCTGGTAGAGGAGATGCAGCGCCGCTACCTGGAGAACCAGGACCAGGCGCTGGCCGAGTTCCGTGCCAGGTACGGGGTGAAGCTCAACCCCAAGACCCTGGAGTACGACTTCAACCTCAACAGCCTGAAGCAGATGAAGGAGTGGTGTGCTGCGCGTGGAGTCAAGGCCACGAGCTTCGACGAAGCGCACGTGACTCGCTACCTCGCAGCCATCAAGAAGAAGCTGGAGAACTCAGCCAATCTGACCACCGATCAGATCAGCAACTACATCGCGGTGGCCGATCTCCTGCGCACCAAGCAGATTCTCGGTGGCTCCAGTCTGAAGAAGCTGAAGGTCATCCTCGACACGGCGCTCGACATGGGCGACGGCACCCACCGGTTGAAGGACCAGTACCTGCACTGCGGTGCGGCGCAGACGCTGCGCACCACAGGGCGGTCGGTTCAGATGCAGAACCTCAAGCGGTTGGGTGCGGAGATCGACGATGTGGAGGAACTCCACGAGGTCGACGTCGACTGGGACAACGAGCAGCTGGCGCGCAACCTGCGCCAGTGCTTCACCGCCAGCCACCCGCAGGGGTCACTGATCGTTGGTGACTTCAGCTCGGTCGAGGCCCGAGGCCTGGCCTGGCAGGCAGGGGAGGACTGGAAGCTCGAGGCCTTCCGCCAGGGCAAGGACCTGTACAAGGTCGCAGCCAGCCGCCAGTTCAGCACGCCGTACGACGTGGTCACCAAGGACCAGCGTCTGTTCGGCAAGGTGGGTGAGCTGTCCTGTGGGTATCAGGCGGGCGCCGACGCGGTCGGCAACTTCGCAGCCGGCATGGGTGTGAAGCTGACCGAAGCCGAGGCGGCGAAGGTCGTCTACGACTGGCGGGATTCCAACCCGAAGATCGTTGACTACTGGGCTGACCTCGATCGCATGCTCCATGACGTAGTCGAGGGCAAGCTCACGGTCGACCGGCTCGCCTGGCCGGACGGCTTTGTGCTGAAGATGCACCTGGTCCCATCGCCCAAGTCGTTGCAACGCCAGCACCCGAACGCTCAGACACTGGCGATCTGGGTGGTCGACTCGACTGGCACTGCTGTGCTACGTCGGTACTTCCACGGGGTGTACGTCCGAGGTCGCAACATCTGCTACTACAAGCCGAGCGACCGCAAGACGGGTGACCTGTGGAAGAACAACTACCGGGATCAGAAGACAAAGCAGATCAGGTTCTACCAGATCTACGGCGGGAAGCTGGCAGGGATCCTGACCCAGTCTCTCTGCCGCGAGCTGTTCTTCATGGTGCTGCGCCAGGTCCACGAGTGGGCCAAGTGGCACAGCAACATCGAGCTCGTCGGTCAGTTCCACGATGAGATCGTGGCAGACTGGCAACCAACCGTTGCTGCGCTCAGCCTGCCTGAGGCCAAGCTGCAGCTCGGCAAGATGATGTCCGATCCCGGTCCGTTCCAGAGCTTCCCGCTCGCGGCCGAGATCAAGGACGACTACCGCTACACCAAGTAGTCATACCTCTCACAGATCCAGCCGGCGACCACTACACAAGGTCGCCGGCTGGATCCACGTGTTCGAGAAGGGAACACAGAATGCAGACTACCCACGTCATCGGGGTGGACCCAGGCCTGGTCCACACCGGCGTGGTTCGGTTCGTCTTCGTGCCTCGGCACCGAGAGGTGCTGCTCCAGCACGAGGCGATCACCGGGCCCAACGCTTACGCAGTTGGCCAATGGATCAAGAGCAGCGCCATCCTCGGGCTGGGCGTTCTGCCCCAACCGTTCATCTGGATCGAGGACTACAAGCCTCGGTCCCACTTCGGTACCGACCCGAAGATGCTGGCCGCCGTAGCCGACATGAGGCGCGAGACCCGCGGCACGGTGCTCAACAACACCGGGGTCAAGAAGGTGGTGCGCCAGCCGCTCATGGAGCTGCTCGGTGTGTGGAAGTTCTCCACCACCACGCACCACCAGGACCTGCGCTCGGCCGCGCGGATCGCGCTGCTCGGGATGCTCAAGCACCAGGAGCTGAACCGGCTGCTGACCGAGGTGGTCAAGGACAACCTCGAGGGACGGGGCTGGCGTGTACATCACTGACGGTGACGTGCCCTGCAAGCCGCACAACAACAACCCGGACACCTGGTTCGGGAAGAAGAACAGCACGCCGGAGCAGCTGGCCAAGAAGCTCTGCGGCCTGTGCCCCGAGCGTGACGACTGCCTGGCCTCGACGCTGCGGTTCGAGCGTCGCACCGGCAGCGTGCAGCCGTGCGTGCTCGGTGGCATGACCGCCTCCGAGCGGGCACAGCTGCTACGTCGTGAAGCCAAGGCAGCAGCCCGGGCCACGGCCTGATCTCTCCACCACCACACCAACAGAAAGTGACAACCATGCTCAAGCCAGAGACCATCGACGGCGCTGCGCCGTACGCCATGCCCGGGCTCACCTCGGTCCACACCGACGAGGTGCGCACCGTCTCCGCTACGGGCGGAGAGAAGGGTGTCAAGCCCGCACGGTTCGACCTGATCCCGGTCGGCCCGCTGACCAAGGTCGCCGAGCTCTACGGCCGGGGAGCCGAGAAGTACGCGGACCACAACTGGCGCCGCGGCTACGAGTGGTCCAAGTCCTACGCCGCCATGATGCGGCACGCCACCCAGTTCTGGGCCGGCGAGGACAACGACACCGAGACGGGGCTACCGCACCTGACCTCGGTGATCTTCCACGCGATGGCGCTGCTCGAGTTCATGGAGCGGCTGCCCGACTACGACGACCGGTTCGTCCGGCCGCTCGATGAGGCAGGTGCGTGATGACGGAGACGTGGGAACGCGGCAGCTGGATGCAGACCTTCACGGGTCGGCAGTTCTACCCGCTCGCCCCGCTGGTCGAAGACATCGACCCGCTCGACATCGCGCATGCGCTGTCCCTGCAGTGCAGGTACAACGGCCACTGCAACAAGTTCTACTCGGTGGCTGAGCACTGCGTGCTGATGAGCATGTTCGTCTCGCAGGAGAACGCACTGCGCGCGCTACTGCACGACGCCACCGAGGCCTACATCGGAGACATGGTGCGGCCGCTGAAGCGGCACATGCCTGACTTCGTCGTGGTCGAGGACAAGCTGATGCCGCTGATCGCCGAGCGGTTCGGCGTCGAAGGCGAGATCATGGTGGACGAGGTCAAGGCCGCGGACAACCGGATCCTCCTCGACGAGCGCGAGGCGCTGTTCGACGGTACGCCGGCGGCCTGGGCCGTCGACGGCCTTCTGCCGCTGGGTGTTCCGATCGCCTGCTGGAAGCCACAGTCGGCAGAGCAGGCGTACCTCTCGCGGCTCGAGGCGCTGCTCAGGACGGCGGTGCTCTGATGGAGCGCAAGTACTTCGAGTGGAACCCCACCATCGACGGTCGCTGGGAGAAGCGCTGGGCCTTCGGCGAGGTGCACTACCTCGACCGTATTCGGGGCCTGGTGAAGAACACAGCCGGCTACATCATGACCGAGGAGGCGGCGGCCACCATGCCGCACGACGAGCTCGTGGCCTGGCTGAAGATGCAGCCCGAGATCCCGCTCAACAACCGGGGAGTCATCGACTACCTGGTCCAGCGGGCCAAGGCGGTAGCCTTCGTCGCGGCGGTGGCAGCGTGACGGCCGTGCTCGAGGAGTTGAACGACTTCTCGGCCACGGCCGGGATCCGGTGGTTCGACTACCAGTGGGATGCCCTGGTCGGGATGGCCTCTCAGCCTGCACCGCTGCGTGCTCTGCTGCACTTCAAGACCGGGGCGGGCAAGAGCTTCACCGCCCTCGGTGCGGTCCGCCAGGCCGGCCACACGCAGGCCGTGGTGATCGCACCGCCGTCGACCCACAGCCAGTGGCGTCAGGCGGCGGCGAAGTTCGGGGTGACCGTCGACCCGATGTCGCACGCCAAGTTCCGGATGAAGAACACCAAGCTGAGCAGGACCGAGGCGATCATCGCCGACGAGTTCCACCTGCTCGGCGGGCACAAGGGCCAGGGCTGGAAGAAGATGGACACCCTGGCCCGGCACCTGCAGGCGCCGTTGATCATCGCCAGCGCAACGCCGAACTACAACGACGCGGAGCGGGTGTACTGCATCCAGCACGTACTCGACCCGTTCAGCTGCAGGGGCGGCTACCTGGAGTTCCTCTACCAGCACTGCCTGACCGAGGCCAACCCGTTCGCGCAGGAGCCGAAGGTGCTCGGGTTCCGCAACTTCAGCGGGGACGACGCGGCCGCTCAGTATCTGGCCACGTTGCCCGGCGTGTACTACCTGCCGGACGACCTGGCCTACCAGATCATGGACATCCCTGTCCTGTCGATGTGGCCGACCGAGGCCGAGAAGTACGGCCTGAACCGGAGGGCCGACCGGCTCTTCGCCAGCCAGATCGAGGAGCGGCACGCGCGTGTCAGCCTTGCTCTGGTCGATGACTACGGCATGATCAGGGAGCACATCTACGAGATCCTGTCCGATCTGGTCGGTGCTGCGACGACGCCTTCCCTCGTTTTCGCCGCCCACTCAACCGTGGCGTTGGCACTGAGCGCGTCGCTTCACAAGAACCGGGTGAATCATGCAGTGGTCACCGGCGACACGTCGGCGAAGAAGAAGGCGGAAGCACTCGATGCGTTCCGCGCCGGCAAGGTGCATGTCCTGGTTGGCACGGCGAGCCTGGCCACAGGCACCGACGGGCTGGACAAGGTGTGCGACCAGCTCATCATCCTCGACGACACCGACGACGACAGCCTTCGTCGTCAGCTCGTCGGACGAATCATGCCGAGAGGCGAGGGCGGAGACGCCAGCTGCAAGCAGGTGCACCGATTGGTGCTCACGTGACTTCCGACCCGAGACCCGGGGGAGGGCTTCGGCACCCTGCCGTTGCCTCGGGAAAGGAAGGAGGGCTGATGACGGAGGACGTCGACGCCCGGATCTCACGACTGCTGGACCAGCTGGACGGACCCGATCTCTCCGATCGGAAGCGGGAACGGATCATGCGACAGGTCGAGCTCCTTCAGCAGCAAGAGCTGCAGCAGGCGTGAGACACCAGAACGGGCGGGGCCGAGTTCCCATCTCGGCTCCGCCCGTTCCAAGGACAGAGAGGAGGTACCTGTGCTCGAGCTCAAGACCAAGCAGACCCTGGCAAAGGAAGCGTTCACGCTGGCCAAGAGCTTCAATCTGGTGCGGTACCGAAGCATCACCTACATCCCTGCCGACTTCGAGACTCGGGAGACCCTGGTCTCACCCGACATCGACCGTACCATCTGGCTGCCCCTGAACCGGGACAAGATCAGGCGACTCGCGGCATATCACTTCGACACGCTGTTCAGCACCGACGGCGAGCTCTCGTCCTTCGACTTCATGGTGGCGCAGACCGCCATCCAGATCGACAAGGCGGCCTCCACGCTGCTCGTGCGGACCAGTGATGGACTGCGCGAGCTCGATGAGACCGGCGCGCTGGTCGAGGCGTCGAGGGAGTTCAGGCCCAACACGTTGGTGCCGATGCTCAGCGACGACCCGGTCGAGAAGGGCCGCGTCTTCGACGTGATCTCCGGCTGGCTCAACTCCGATGAGGAGGCCGAGTCGCTGCTCAGCCACCTGGCTACCAGCCTGGCCCCTGGCTGGTCTGCAGTGAAGTACGTGCTGCTGCTGGGGGAGGGGCGCAACGGCAAGTCGGTGATGCTGAAGATGCTGCACGCACTGTTCGGTGCGGACAACGTCTCTAACGTCACCAGGCAGGCGATGGCCGAGGGGAACCCGGTGGTCACCGAGCTCAACGGCAAGCTGCTCAACATCGTCTACGACGGTCGGGCCGAGTACCTCAAGGACTCCGGCTACGAGAAGTCACTGGTCGCGGGCGAGCAGGTGCCGATCCGCCGGCTCTATGAGTCGACGGCCACACCTGTGCAGACCAACGCCCTGTTCATCGAGGGCCTGAACCGGGAGCCGAAGACGCACGACAAGTCGACGGCACTGCAGAAGCGGCTGGTCCGCTTCCAGTTCCCGAACGTCTACTCACTCGACCACAAGTTCGAGAAGTCGATGCTGACCGAGGAAGCACTCGGTGCGTTCATGGCTCTGCTCATCGACCGCTACGTACCGGAGGACGAGCTGGCTACCAGGCTGGCGCCGACCACCAAGGCGATCGAGCTCCAGCTCGAGCAGATGTACAGCAACAGCCTCGGTCTGCAGTTCCTCAAGTGGATGGAGGAGACCGACGCGATGGGTGCAGTGGGGTTGATCGGCGAGCCGATGACCACGCTGATCCAGAAGTTCCACTCATGGCGGCTGAAGGAGAACGACCTGGGCACGTGGGCCGAGCCCGACGTCCAGGCCTTGTTCCAGCCGCTGCTCCACACCGAGAGGAAGTCGGTCTCTACGCCGGCTGGTCCTCGGAAGGTCCGCAAGATCACCGCATTCAAGCAGGAGGCGCAGGCCTTCCTCGACTCGCTGAAGGGAGACGACAGTGCCGGAATCGGCAGCAGCGACGCAGCAATCCTCGATGCCTTGGTGGAGGACTGACAGCTACGAGGGGCAGGGCCCCTACCCGCTGCAGTTCGACCACCACTGGGCCGGACCTCGAGGCGTGGCCCTGGTTCGGGCGTGGCCTGACGGCCGCACCGACAAGGGCTGGGGGCTCAACCCACCATCGGGGGAGACCGACGGATTCATGCCGCGCTACATGCGTGGCGAGTTCAACGACAAGCGGGTGCTCTACGGCTACAACAAGGGCAAGTGGAGCTTCGCGTTCATCATGAGGTCGCTGCGCCTGGTGGCCATCGACATCGACGGGAAGAACGGTGGGCTCGACCACGCCAAGCGGCTCGGCATGTTGCCGCCGACGATGGCCGAGACCTCGAAGTCGGGCAACGGCTACCACCTGTTCTACCTGGTGGACGAGGAGTGGGACGACGTGAGGGGCTACGGCCTGCTAGGTGACCGCATCGGCATCGAGCAGGGCGTGGACTTCCGGGCGACCGGCTGCATCTACCACCACCCGCAGCAGCGGTGGAACAACCGCGGGCCGGCGCTCCTGCCGGACCACCTCATCGAATTGATGCAGCACCGTGAGCAGAAGCTCGCGGCAACCGCGGCCAGGATCACCTCGGTGCTGGCCACTCAAGACACCACGGAGGTGCTCATGCTTCACGACGAGATCATCAGCAAGCTGAAGCGGCCGATCCCGGCCGGCAAGCGCAACAACACCTTGTTCGCCATCGGCTCGGAGATGGTGCAGGCCCAGGTCCCGGGCTGGGACGACCTGCTCGTCGAGCGCGGGCTGCAGATCGGGCTGCCCGGTGACGAGCTCGAGAAGCTGGTCAGCAACATCAAGACCTACGCGATCAGCCAGCAGCAGCTGGTCGGCGCGCCGTGATCGACTGCGGTGGGTGCCAGGGTCTCGGCTCCCACCGCCGTCACTGCCCGAAGCACCCGAACTGCCACCCGTGGGTGGTGCTGGCGGATCGGGCGGAGTCGATCGGTGACAGCATCGGAGACCCTGGGCTGGCCAACCAGGCCTGGGCCCTCGCTGCAGCGATCCGGGCTGAGATGCCCAACCGCCCGTGGCGAAGGTGACCGAGCACCACCCGTTCTTGGTGTGGGACTCGGTGACCGGGAAGTGGGCGGTGCTGTGCCGCGGCTGCCCGTGGTCGATCAAGCCGACGACACACGAGGTGGCGAGCAAGAAGCGGGACGCGCACGCGAAGGTGTAGCCTGCCAGGCACTCATAGAAGTAGGGGAGAGTCACGTCCACTCGGACGTGACTCTCTCTTTTTTAGTGGAAAAATTTTCTGCATGAGCAACCAGCTGGAGCCGTCACTCCTGACAGAAGTAGAAGAGCTACTGAAGCAGAGGTTTGACAAGGACTCCGCCAAGCAGCGCGTGCCTAGTACGGCCCGCGCTGCTGCCGGGTCTGACCGGCTTGACCAGCTGGTACTGCCTGACAACGAGAGAGCAAGGATGCCACTCACCAAGGACAAGTACCTGGTGAAGGAGAACCCGCATCTCGTGCAGTGGGAGCGGGAGGTGCGGAAGTTCCTGCGCAACCTCTCCCCGAACCACGGTCACCGGGTGGCGGCGGTGATGATCTACGAGTGGGCCACCGGGATCAAGGTGGCCGAGCTCATGGCCGCCGGCGGCTCGGCCCAGGCCGATCTGCGCAAGATCAACCAGGTGCTGCGCCACCACTTCGGCAAGCCGTACATGACCTACATCGCTGGCCGCAAGGTGCCCAACGCCTTCCGGGTCCCGCCGGGCTGGTACGTGCGCCGGCACCGGCCGCTCACGCTGACGCTGTGGGCGGAGTACCAGGCCGGGACGCTGTACCCGTGACGCACCGGCCCATCCGGGTCGAGGCCGACGGGACCCGGGTCTACGCAGAGGGCAAGCGGTACCGCCCGGTGGCGCCTGAGCAGCGCAAGAACCGGGTCCTGAAGCCCGATCACCCTGACGCCGTCCGATTCCACGGCAACTGGTTCCTGCCCCTGGAGCTGGCCCCGGACGAGGCCAGGGACATGCCGGCCACCAGGCCCGACGAGGAGACCCTCGAGCACCGCGCTTGGTGCCGGTGTGAGGTGTGCACCCGGCCGGCGGCCGCCGAGCTGTGGCGCCGGGCTAGACGCGGATCGTAGCCTCGTCCTCGGGCAGCTGGTCGTCGTTCACGGCGCCGCCCTCGAGGCGCTGGAAGAGCTGGGAGATCGACTCGATGTCCTTGCCCATGATCGCCTGCAGGATCAGCGTGGCGGCGGTGTGGTCCAGGACGTCACCGCCCGGGCCCTGCGAGGCCTTCCAGATCGTCTGCACGGTGCCGAATCGCTGGTTCCACAGCCACTGGATCCGGGTGTCCAGGCTGCCGCGGTGGCTGTCGGGGACCTGGTGCCGGAACTTCCGGACTAGCACGAGTTCTGCGGACATGCTGACCCCTCTCCGAGGAAGACGGTGGACACGAACAGCCAGACCAACCAGGCCAGGACCAGGACTGCCGGTGTGCCGAACAGGATGCCGACTAGCCAGAGACCGACGTCAGGCTTCTGCTTCGGGTGGGGTGCTGGGGGCATCGAGCTCTCCTCCTGTCAGGTCCCGGAACTGTATCTCCACCGTGCCCTTGATGGTGGGCTTCGTGCCGGCTCGGCGCTTGCCGGCCAGCCGGTCGAGGATCATCTTGCGCGCCTTGTTGGCCCGTGCCATCGAGCCGCGCACCGAGGCGTCCGGCCGGTTGGCGATGTCGAACAGCGACCGGGCGACGAGCTCGTAGACCGGCATCTGGATCAGCTCGTCGGAGATCGGCTCGGGGTAGTCGGCCACGTACTGCAGCGCCTGCCGGATGCTCACGTTCTTCACTCGTCCTCCTCGGTGTACGCGCTCGGGCAGAGGCACTGGGTGCCGGCGAGCACCGGGCAGGGGAGGCCGTGCCAGCTGTGGCCGCACTTGGTGCAGCGCGGGAAGTCGTTCATTCCTCGTGGCCCCACTGCTTGATCGCTTCCTGCGCGAGCAGCGTCATGCCGAGGAAGGTGGTCATCGGAGCCTGGCCGCGGGTGTGCACCCAGTAGCCGTTGCTGCCGTCCTCGCGGATGTAGGTGCCGATGAAGATCCCGGCGGTCATGATCTCCACGTCGTCGGGCACCGGGAACTTCACGTGCGTGGTCTTCACCTGGCCCATACCGAGCTCCAGTCCTCTTCGTAGTCGACGCTCTTCTGTTGGCCGGGCACGTCGAAGAACGTGCCGCCGAAGAAGCCCAGCTCCTTGGTCGCCTGGTCGCAGTAGCGGAGGGCGTCCATCATGTGGCTGTGCTTGTCGTGGAGCGGCTTCTCGGTCCACAGCTGGAGCTTGGTGTTGAACTCGTACTTGTAGTTCTCGAGGCACTCCAGCAGCCACTGGCAGTTGCCCTCGCCGGTCTCGGGATCGGCGTGGATGATGGTGTTGTAGAGCTCCATCCGGGTCTGCTGGATGTCGGTGATCAGGTCGTAGTCGCCCTGCCGTGAGCCGGGGATCTTGTAGACCTTGTTCGACTTGGCGAGCACCGCGACGTTGGGGAACTTCTGCCGCATCATGTCGGCCGGCGTGGTGTTCACGGCCTTCTCGTGGTGGTCACCGTCCCAGGGGAGGATCATCCACGCGATGCGGTTGAACCAGTGCTTCTCGCGCAGCACGTCGACGTACTCGGGCAGCGCCTTGCCGTGGCCCTCACCGCAGTCGTAGATGAACTTCTGTCCGTTGATCCACTGGAAGGCGATCCAGGCGGTGGCGTCGGAGTGCATGCCGGAGGAGCCGATGTCGAACTGGACGTAGACCGGGTGGCCGTCGCGCAGGTTGAAGATGTGCGCGCGCTTCTCGGCGATCAGCTTCATGTACGCCTCGCCGTAGACGGCGGCCGCGTCGATCTCGTCGAAGCTGCAGTAGTACTCCTGCTCGAACATCCGGTCGTTGCCGAACCGCTTGAGGTAGGTCTCGCGGATCTCCTCGAGCTCGGCCTGCGTCAACACGGGCGGCAGGCCCTCGCGCTGCATCATCTCGTTCAGGTCGTCGATCGTGCGGATGATGACCTGGGCGTCGGGCAGACCCTTGACCGACTCCATCAGCTGCCACAGCGGGTTCTTCCGCCGGCCTCGAGGAGTGGTCACGACCATCAGCCGCTTGCGCTCGGCCTTGTTCTGGAGGATGGGCCAGATCCGGGGGATCGGGTCCTCACGGAAGAACAGCGCCAGCTCGGTGAACGTGTAGTCCTGGAAGCTGGTGCCGACACCGGACTTGTCCTGGCCGGACTGGAAGTAGCCCTGCAGCTTGAGCCGGCTCTTGTTCTTGAACCGGCCCTCCATATAGGTGTCGCGCCAGTCGACCGCGTCCTTGGGCACGTTGTCCTGCATCGCCTGGATGTACTCGCCGCAGTGCGTGCACAGGTAGGTCTTGTCGTAGAGGATGTCCCGGATCATCGGGTTGTTCAGGCTGATGTAGACCCCGGTGGTCTTCGGCGTCTTGAGCCGGGACTCGAGCTGCTCCATGCTCGCGGCCACGTCCTTGCCCGACTGGCGGGGGAGCACCCCGATGCCGTACCGCTTGGACTGCCACATGCGGTGCAGCTCCATCTGGTACGGCCGGGGCTCGTAGTGGACAGGGAACGTGGCCACGAGCTCAGCCCTTGGTGGCGCGGATGTAGGAGGCGGCAACGGCCTTGCCGAGCTTCTCGCTCAGCGAGAGCCGCGGGTGGTACTCGCCCTTGCGGCGGGCAGCGACCAGCTCCTCGCGCTCGCGCTTGGCGATCTGCTTGTGCAGCTTCAGCACGCTGCGCCGTGCGTGCCAGCTCATCGCGGACCGCCTAGGAACCGGACCGGCTTGGCCAGCTTGCGGTCGACGGCCGCCCTGATCTTCGGCATCTGGCTGCGCGTGGAGTCGCACGGGCAGTCCTTCCACGCGAAGAGCGAGTGCGGCACGTAGTCGAAGCCGCGTGTGACCGCGCCCTCCTCGACCATGGCGGCGAGCAGGTGCACGATGGTGCGCTTGGCCTTGCGGCTCAGCTTGTCGCCGGGCATCCCGACCACGGCGATCGCCCGGGCGGCCAGGTTCTGGTCGTAGCTGTAGCCCTCGACGCCCTTGTCGTTCACGGTGTGGGTGCCCTTGGAGTCCAGGGGCTGGCCGACGGCCGCCTCACCGCTGCGGATGTGGACCAGGAAGTTGTAGCTGACACCGGAGCCGAACCTCTGCATGCCGATCTGCTCGACCACGCGACAGTCGTGGGCGAAGTCGTCGGTCGCCGCGGTGACCGTGATGTGCTGGGCGACCGTGTCGACCAGCTGGCGGAACCCCGGCCAGTGGCCCTCACGGGTGAGCTTGCGGCGCTCGGCGTAGGTCCGCATCTCGGTGCTGCCCCACTGTCGGTGGGTCAGCACGGTGACGCCGCGCTGCCGGGCACGGCGTACGACACGCTGGGTGATGGTCATGGTGTCCTGCTCTCGAGGTGGTGGGCGATGCAGCGGACCTCGTGGTCGGTCTTGAGCCCGTAGTCGCGGGGTCGCAGCACGAAGGCCTGGTCGACGACCACGCGGGTGTGGTCGCCGTTGAAGACGACGAGGAACTCGACGCCCTTCTCGCCGATCACGCGGCCGCCGTGCTGCTTCACGAGCTGCATGAAGCGGAAGTAGGCCCACGTGTCGGGGTGGATGTTGGCGTCCAGCTCGAGCACCATCGGCTCACCGGTGCGCGAGCACCAGTCGAGCAGCTGGGCCAGCCGGATCAGGTTCTGCTCCATGAAGGCCTGGCGCCGCGGGCCCTCCTCGTAGTCGTCGCCGTGCACCACGAAGTGGGTGGAGATGTACCAGCAGGCCAGCTTGGACCAGCGGCACTCGAGCAGCACCGCCCGCATCCAGCGGTTCTCCATGATCCCGGAGTTGTCGTCGTCGAAGTCGAACGCCGGGATCACCCTGGAGCAGGTCTTCCGCACCAGCCGGGTCTTCCAGAGGATGGCTTGGCCGCCGTAGACGGGCTGCTTGAGCCCGACCTTGGCCGACGGGAAGCTGCGCCAGGTGAAGGCGAACAGCGAGGCGAGCACCGCCCAGTACCAGCGGTGCCGGTACTCCTGCAGCGCGATGATGTCGAGGTACCGCTTCAGCTTGCGCATGTCGGAGCGAACGGCGGCGCGCGACATGGGTGGCGTGCCCTTGATGTTCGCCCCGCCGAAGCTGCGCTGCGGCGAGGTCCTGGTCATTGTCCTGCGGTGAGGGCGTGCAGCACGTCCTCGATCGGACCGGCGACGGGGAAGGTGTTGCCGGAGGTGAGCTCGACGTAGACCGTGTCGAGGTCGTCGCTGGTCACGGCGACGGAGACGACCTCGGCCGGGTTGATGAACACCTGGCCCGTGCAGTTGGCCTTCCTGGCCTCGAACTCGGCGAACATGCTCAAACCACGTTCGTGTTCGAGGCCGCGGTCGCACCGATCAGCGCGACGATCAGGCCGTTGGCCATCTTGACCCAGTCGCCGTCGGCCGCCTGGTAGACGGAGAAGACGATGGCGGCCAGGGTCAGCACGGCGTACACGTACTTGCGGGCGGCAGCCGGGATGACCTCGTAGAGGGGGTTGGTCATGGTGCAGATCCCTTGCGGGGGTGGGGCGAAAGACCCCGGGCTGTATCAGATCTGCAGGTGGGCGAGCTCCGAGCTGATGGTGCCGAACAGGGTGGAGAAGTCCTCGGCCCCGTCGCCGCCGGCGCCGGCCTTGGACTGGATCCCTGCCTGCGGCGGGTCAGCCGGGGGCGCGGCCGCGGCAGCCGTGGTGGAGGGGGCGGCCGCCGCGGCCGGGGGAGTGGCCTTCGCCTGGCGCTCCGCTGCGATCTGCGCACGGAGCTGCTCGACGATCGGCTGCACCGGGATCGAGTAGCCCTGGAGCTTGCCCTCGTGACGGATCTCGTAGGGCGTGGCCAGGTTGACGAACCGGTTGGCGAGCTCGACGTCGAACTCCTTGGTGCCGGGCACCAGGTCGACGTTGTTCTGGAACAGCTCGATGCTGGCGTGGACGGTGCGCAGGAAGTCGGCGTTCTCGTCCATCGCCTTGGAGGCCCGGGAGCGGACCTCGTCGACCAGGATGGACTTGATCGCCTCCTGCCAGTCGCGGGCGTCCTCGGCGTCGCGCAGCGTCTCCTCGCCCTCACCACGGGCCGAGGGGACCTTGGCGCCGACCAGGAGACGAGGGTGCTTGTTGAGCGCCTCGAAGTACTTGGCGTGCTCGGTCTGCACCTCCTCGAGCGCCTGGGCCTGGTAGGCCTGCAGCGTCCGCTCCTCGAGCGAGGTCGCCAGCTCCCCGAACTTCGGGGTCAGCTCGGCTGCGCTGGCAGTCCAAGTCGCTGGGCGATCTCCAGCAGCGCCGGCGGCTGCGTCTCCTCCGGCTCCGGCACCGGCGTCGGCTCCCTGCCCGCCATCGACAGCGGGTGCGGTGCCGGCTGGGGGAGTGGCTCCACCAGCTCCACCGTCGGCAGCTGCCCCGGCTGCGGCGTCACCAGATACTCCGGCTCCGGCTGCGGCTCCGTCTCCAGGAACAGCTGCGGGTGCCGCTGCTCCTCCAGCTGCTCCAGCCGAGCCATCGTCTCCCGCTCCAGCTGGTGCAGCAGGAGCAGCCGGCGCCGCTCCCGCTGGATTCGCTTCTCCAGCCGGCTCTGGCGCCAGGAAGTCCACCAGCGCCGCGAACGCAGCGTCGCCATGACGAGGAATCTCGATGGCCTCCGGCTGCTGCTCACTCACCGCTCACCGCCTCGGTGTACGCCTCGCGCTGCTCCTGCAGCACCTCGGCAAGCGTGGCCGCGTCGTCCTCGGTGTACTCGAGGCGGATGTTGTCGAGGTGCTGGGTCAGGCCGGTGGGCCCGAAGAACAGCTTGTGGACCTCGGAGATCGCGGCCAGCTCGGCCGCGGCGTCGGGGTCGGTGCAGGTCCACTCGAGCTCCCACTGCAGGAACAGCTGCTGCCAGGTGATCAGCAGGCCCTTGTAGTGGTAGGCGTTCTCGGCCGCGTCCTCCTCGGGCGCGTCGAGGTAGGACAGGCAGTCCGGGTCGGACGAGATCTCGAGGTCGAGGATCTCGGCCAGCTGCCCGATCTTGGCGTAGTAGCGGGCCTGCACCTCGCGGCAGTCGGCCAGCGTGAGCCCGGGGTAGGTGGCCACCATCTTGCTGGCGTACTGCGGGGTGACCTTCTCGCCGGCCAGCTTCTGGGCCGGGGCGAGCACCTCGCGCCACACCTCGAGGATGGTGTGCTGGACGGGCACCTCCTCCTCGGCGGTGGGCAGCGCGTAGAGCTTGGCGATGTCCTCCTGGTCCTGGTCCGAGAGCTCGATCGTCTCGGTGTACTCCTCCGTGCTCATGGTCACTTCACCTTCCCCGTCAGCTGCAGCCGGCGGTACTCGTCGTTGATGGCCCGCACCACGGTGCGGATGTCGTAGCAGAGGACGTTCTCGACGTACTTGCGCTTCACCTCGGCCGGCACCAGCTCGGGCCCGCCGTAGTAGTTCTGCACGTCCTCGCGGTCGAAGCCCTCGTTGCCGTTGTAGGTGATGACCTTGAACGGGAAGCGGGGGTCTCTGTAGATCCCGACCTGGTAGGACGGCAGCGTGATCTTCACCTGGGCGGTGCGGCCCGGCCCGGTGCCGGCGACCTCGAAGGTCTCGACGACGTCGGAGCCGTTGTTCTCCTTGCCGGTGACCAGGG